ACCACTCAGGTTGGCACCACGCAGGTTGGCACCACTCAGGTTGGCACCACGCAGGTTGGCACCACTCAGGTTGGCACCACTCAGGTTGGCACCACGCAGGTTGGCACCACTCAGGTTGGCACCACTCAGGTTGGCACCACGCAGGTTGGCACCACTCAGGTTGGCACCACGCAGGTTGGCACCACTCAGGTTGGCACGATCGCCTTTCACCTCATCACTCCAACGTGTTTGCAGCCACTGATTATGCTGCTCTAACACTTGCTCTAAATCGTTGATTACGCGCATAAAACCTCTAATGGTTGAAAGATTAAGAAAGGCGACAAGTGCCGCCCGGTACACAAGTAAAACTCAGGCAGCGTTACGCTCTCTCACTGCTTGTCGGTTGCGCTCATACCGTACCTGCTCCCACTGCTGGAACAGATAAGCTGCTGCATCCTGGTAGGTGGCGTATTCAAGACTTTCACCGTTCTGCAAAGAATTGCGCTCGATGTAGCTGATCATCCAGCCGCCTGCACTGACCTTGATTTGCCCTAGCAGTTGAGCCTTGCCGCCGCGACTCTGCCAAGAAAGGCTGTAGCTGATTGGTTCAGTTGGTCGATCGCTGGTAAACCGACGAAAGCCACCATCTTGCAAAAAGTTGATGATGCGCGGTTCGCCGCTGATTGGGTCTTCGTCAATGTTGATGTAGGCAGGGGGTAGAAGAGACGCGATCGCGCTGACTCCGCTGATGTCGCCTTGGGCGTATCGACTGAGGGCTGATCCGGCTTCATTGCTTGTGGTGAAGTCCATTAGTTGAACCCTCCATCGCATTGAGGAAACCAGCTTTTCTGATGCTTCCAGGTGCCGCCTAACTCTGACTCGATCGCATTGGTCAAGAACGGCAGAGAAATGTCGTTGCTGATTTCTTTTTGAGTTAGCTTTCCATCCTCAATCACGTCAATTAACGTGTTATGGGGAAAACACTCGTCTAAAGCTGCGCTCGAAAATTCACCAGATGCGATCGCACTCTCGAATTTATCCAAGCGATCGTAGTTCGTGATGATAATGGGCGATGTTGACTTAAGCGCTTCATCACCTGACTCTGCATACTCAACGCGAATGCCGAACTTCTCACCCTCTTGTACGGTTTGCTCTGCTACTGCTAGGGGAGCCAGAATAAGGACGCGATCGCCTGTATATTTAGCAACGCAGTCAGCCCACTTAAGCTGCATGTAGGTCTTGCCTTTGCCGTAACTGGCATAGATACCAGCACGACCGCAACGTAGTGACCACTTCACGATATGAGGCTGAAAGGCGTACTTTGGCTCTGGTGTGCCTAACCATTCAGGATTGACTTCAAAGCCAGTTTGAGAGGCTGTAGAGAGCTTGGCATTGAGAAAAGTGTTGTAGTCAGTCATGCCACCACCCTCAACTCAGACTCGATCGCGCTCAACTGCCCCTGCCAATAATCGACCTGCGCCAACAGCGATCGCCGCTCCCCTTCATCCTTTGTTTTTGCTGCTAAAGCTTTATAGCGCGTCACCTGGAACTGGCAGTGCCCAGCCTCAGATAGTGGCTGTTCGTGCATCAATCGGAGTGATGGCTTCACGCTGTCACCTCACCTTGAAGGGCTGAGATGAAGGCTTGGAGAAGCGCGATCGCGGGGTTTGCATCATCACAGCGATAGCTTGCCCCGTCGATCGCTATGCGCCCTTTGTCGTAAACGAACACATCCCACCGTGACTCATTGGTGTCTGCATGGTGGTAGGATTCTGCGTCAATTACCCAACCGCGCAGCGCGATCGCCTGCTGAATTGCCCATTGGAGCGCTGCCCAATTCTGCCATTCTGGTTGGCTGATAATTTGATCGTTTGTTAACGTAATCGTGTGCCCCTTGGCAAGCGTAAAGTGGCTTGTTACTTCCAGCTCTTTTCCAGCGCTTTCGTGTCTCGTGTAATAGCTGCACACTTCAGGCGCTAGTTTTGCAAGAGAGACGAGGTTTGCTTTGAGAGCGGCAACGTCGATTGATTTAGTCGTATCTGCTAGATTGGTCATTAGTCGAGTCCGTACGTGTAATACGGGCGATAGGCTACTAGCCGGGGTGCACCCGGCGCAAAATTCTTCAGGCGGCAGATTGCTCAGACGTTTCAGGTAACTGAGCAAGACCCTGATTAAGCAAAAAATGCACCCATTCCCACTTCTTTAGATGCGCAGGCTTGGATGCTTCAATTTGGGCATTGAGTGCGATAGGGACGTAGACTGCTACGCGATCGATGTTGATTACTTTTGTGGTTTTCATTCCTTTAATTCCATGATTGAATTCAAGCAAGGCTTTGAAAAAGCCCGCTGTGTAGTGGCAGCGGGCTGATTTTTCTAGATTGAGGAGACAGTAAACGTGGTGTTTGCTTCTGAAATTTAGTGTACTGGATTCCGCAGGCTGGATCAAGTAGACTTCATCGTTTCTTTACATCTCGTTTGATAGAATGAATTCGATACACTGGACGGGGCTTGCAAATGTCAGAAGCAGGGGACGATTTGTTTTGGGATTCGCAGGGCTTGCGCCGCATTGCGGAGCTGATAAAAAGCCAAACTGGTCCTCAAGCAGGCAAGCGAATGACTCAAGAGCGGCTTTGCTATCTGGCTGGAGTTGGGAAAAGTAACCTTTCGCTTTTCCTCAAAAATATTGGCAACAGCAAAGGTTTCTACAGTCACATACCCGCGCCAGAGTTTCTACTCAAAATTGCACCGCACATCATTGATCCTGATACTGGTGAAAACTTTGACCCTGCCAAGTTCTTAGCGATCGCGTGGAAGTTAAACGATCGCGTCATCGTACTTTCTCAGGCACCACAACCCGTTGCGCTGCCGACTCATATTTTGAAGCTTAAAGGTGCGATCGATGCTGTGCTTGAGGCTGAGCAAATTGATCTAAAAACGCTGGCTGAGTCAATGAAGCTGCATACAGCAGGTATTACAGAGCCGACAGCGTGGCTACAGTCGCTAATGACAGGCAGCACCACAGTAGACCCGGATTCACTTCATTGCTTAGCAAATCGCGTACCGCTGGACGGTATCAAAAGCAATATTGAAGTCTGGGCAAAGCTTTTTGACCTGGATCTTAAGGCGATCGCCGCACAGCACGAACAGTCCAAGCAAGGCAATGGGCACAGTAAACCTGCCAAGAAAGAAGCGAAGCCTAAGCCGAAAGCTTAAGCAAAGCAGAATCAGCTATTCATGCCCCTGCCTCAGCTCCAAGCATTCTACACCCCGGACGATCGCACCGTTGTACAGTCCTAACCAGGCTCGTACGTGCTGATAGATTGGATCGCCGTGATAGGTGTAGGCAGGATATTCGTATTCCACATCTTCGCCTGCATGGTTTGCTAAGAGCGTCTGAAACCGTTTGAGGTGTTCCGGTATCCACGTGCTGACACCTTTGGGCGTGGGTTCGTCCATGCTGCGCCCAGTCCATTCTTCTACTGTCAGTCCACAGCCTGAAAGACAATTGCTGCCAGACGCTAAACCAATGTGATCAATGAAACGAATGATTTTGAGATCTGCGTTTTCTGCTACTAACTGATCGAGTACGGCTTTGCTTTCGATGATGCGTAGTCCGTTCGCCTGTCTGGGCAAAATCAGCCGTCCATTGTTTGCAGCTTGAGACATAGCACTAGCACCCTTCCCGAAGGTAGTGAGGAGATGCGGTGAGAGCGGTAAGAACAACTCCCCTTGCACCTTCAAGTTAATGCGCCTTACGCCCATCTGTAAAGCACGGTGGGATACATTCAGCCGATCGGCGAATACTTTGCCAACTGTTTCTTCGTCTACACAATCAACTTCGATTGCTTGCTGCTGCTCCCAAGGGACAAGCGGGTTGTCGTGAGATTCTAGATCCCACCGCACCGTGCAAGGGTATGCTTCAAGCTTCAACGATCGCTTCAGTTGTGCTAAAAAGTCGGCTGCTGATTGTTCCGGGGTAGACATAGAGATCAGCAACAGAGAGGGCTGCTGTAATTCTACGCTGAATGGCTTAACTCGACGTGTGAGCGATCGCACAACAAAGTCACGCCTGCGGGGGCGCTTGATCAAAGGTTGGGGCATTGGTGAATGATGGGGGCGATCGAGTTGCCGGGTAGTGATGATTGAGTGCGTTGGAAGCTTCGCAGCTTAGTGGACAGAACAACGCTTGAGAGCACCTGAGAACGCAAAAAGACTGATTGAGTTAAGCTTTCTGGCTGTTGCCAATCGTTTATTTAGATTAACGAATCACAGGAAGGCTGGAACACCGATCGCTAAACTATACAATGCATCGGGTGCAAATTAAAGAAGTGATGAAGCTGCAAGTGCAAGTGCATCCAACGGAGCGCGATCGGCGTAATCAAGGTGTTTTAAGTGGTGCCTCTGATGGGTGATGGGTTGTAGGGCGATCGCGCTTGATGGTGGGATAATGTGCTGAGAAAGCCGCTAGAGAAGTGCCGGGAAGCTTGTACTCTAGCGGCTTTCCGCACGTTTAGAAGGGCTTGCGGTCTAGCGCAATGCGACAACCGCAATCGTTATCAGTATGCCACGCTTACCTCTTACTTTTGCTGATCTGATCCGACGATCAGGTTTGACTCAACGCGCGATCGCAGTGGCACTGAATAAACGCGAATCTACGATATCGGATTGGGTTAGACGCATCAGTTATCCAACACTCACCTTTGCTGAGATACTCCAGCTTGAAGTCTTGCTCAATGGCTCGACTGAAGAATTGAGTCTGGCGTTTGACGACTTTAGTGCTGAAGATGCCCGATCGCGGATTGAGCAGCGACTAAGGTTGATGGAGTAGTGCGATCGCAGCGACCAAGATCTAAACGGCGCGTTTGGGTGGCTTGGGCAGTCTCGGACCAGGGATACCACTACCACCCGCCATCAAACAGGTGCGACCTGACCCGCGATGACACTCTTCTGGTGAGGGAGCTAGGGTGGCAAGAGGCAAGGCGATCGCCACCAAAACGACAAGGGTAGCCAGTGAGAGCGTAAACTTGTACTCTTTGCAGAAGTCGGTACAACCACACTGAGGATGCTTCGGGCACAGCGTATAGAAACTGTGGGTATTGCGCGAGACTATTGATTGACGTAGCATGATTTTGACCTTGTAATGGGGTTGAGCGATCGCTTTGACTTACCAGGGACGGGGCGATCGCTTTGATTTGAGTAATTGATTAAGCTTTCGGGATGGCGATCGCCAACTTAACGAACCGAATCGGGAAGCCACTTGAGCGATCTTCTTCCTGTCCAATGACTGCCCATAGCAGCAGTCCGTGACGCTGTTTCACAATTGGCAGCGCTTGAAGTTCGCTCCAGTCGTTGCACTCCAAGACCGATCGCGCCCACGCCTCTCTGTCTTCGTACGATGCCAGTAGTTCGCCTTCGTAAGCGTTTTGATTGGCTTTCACTATTGCCATTGCGCCCACGTAGTCATAGTGGTCAAGGAGGCGATCTCCTCCTCTGATAATTGCTTGAGTATTCATGCTGCTTTCTGTTTTAACCATTTCTGTTGCAATTCTCTAATGGCTGCAAACCCACCTTTAATGTGAGTTTCAACCTCAATCTGAGTCATCCAATACCTTGCTCTGATACCGTTGGACAGTCCAATGATTTCGACGCAGTAGAGCGCTTCCAAATCGCGCAGCAGTTTACCGGATGTGGTCGATCGCGCAATTTTGACAGGTTCATCCAGGAAAGTTGGTGGTTGGTTCATGCTGCAACCTTCTGATGCTTGTGCAGTGCGTAGACTGCTTTATCTGGTCGTTTGACATCGGCACCGTGACACAGCGCGATCGCTTCTGCTAGCGCTTGAGCTTCTGCTTCGTTTTGGACTGGCAGCAAATAACCGTAACGCCAACTGCCAGTATCGTGAAGGTAAATGTGGGCAGTGAATTGCAACATGGTTTTTAAGAGTGGGGGACTGCCGCGATCGGCTGGTAGGTGCGCCCCTGCCTAGTCACATCAAACCGTTATCCAGATACAACCAATACAGTTCATGTGGGTCGCTGCTGGCTGCTGCTCGTGCCTGAATTCCATTTAGCGATAGCGATGGTCTGTAATCTTCAGGCGATGGCTCGATGCCCATCACTCGCTGAGCATTGTTGATGCTTGGCACTACTGCGATCGGCTGTACGTTTTCTGATACCAGATACCCATTGCCGTGTGGGTTCTTTAACATTTTCATCGCTAAACCTCCAAAGCGCGATCGCTAATCTTCTGCCCCAACTCAGCCACCTTCAGCCGTGCTGCTGACTCTACCTGCTGAGCGGTCGCTTTTACTAACAGCGAGGCACGATCGCGCTGCTCCTTTAACACCCCTTTTACCGCCGCCACTGCTGCCTGAATCTTGTCAGTAGCAACCTTCTCAAAATCTTCATACTGCCAATCGGCATGAGCTTGCGCCCATTGATGAATTGCTTTCGCTCCATCGATCAACAAGAGGATCGAGGCGATGCTGAGCAAGATTGTGGTGACTGCTGCACGTCTGATCGTGCGGTAGATGGACTGGGCGCGATCGCTTGTCACTGCTGCATAAACTTGTTCGCCGATTTCCCAAGTGCGGGAGACGAGTGCGATCGTCTTGGCTGTGAATGGATGAGTGAGTTCTGGAAGTTGAATCATGATGTTCTCCTTATGAAGTGGTTGGAGTGGTTAGGCAGCGAGAAAAATTAGCGCTTCATCCAGGTCGTCAGCCTCCCAGATTTCCATTCCGTCCCAAATGTCACGGATGGAAGCAAAGCCTGTCGCAACGTCGATAACGATGTAGCAGTAGTCGTGAGTGAAAGCGGCGATAGACATGGCGGAATCCTCGATCGTTTACAAAACGCCCATCATTCAGGGCTGCTGTAAACAGCGGTGTTTTTATTCCGGGTCGCCTCCGGTCTTTCGCTGCCGCTTGAAGCGCCGGGGCGTTGGGTCGAACCCATGTCTCTAATAGTAATACCACCAATAGTAATACGTCAATAAAAGTAGTATTACATTAAGTGATACTATTGTGCTTGTTGTATAAGCTATATCTATTACGATAAGTAGCACAAAAGAAAGTAGTACCACTTATAATAGTAGGAGACGTTTACGGTAATGCCAGTGGAAATCAGATTGAAGCAAGTCAGGGAGGCAAAAGAGATCTCACAAAATGAGTTGGCTAGACGTATAAAGATGTCTCCGCAAAACATTCAAAAATTAGAGCAAGGCAGAGCTAAAGGCGTTCAGCTAGATACGCTTGATATGCTTTGTGATGCGCTTGATTGTGAAATCCAAGATATTTTGGTGAGGATTAAAAAATGATAGCTGCAGATGCATTGGCAAAGTATCCATACAATTCAACGCAATGGGAAGAGCTTGGTTTTAAGTCAAAACTAGACTTGGAGATGGTTTTGAAGCTTTCGCCTTCTAGCTATGGCTCTGACTACATGGAGGCGATACTTGTAACAGATGAAAAAGTGACAATGTTCAACGATTTTGCCAAGCAGTACCTTTTGCTATGGCATCAGTCTTGTCTCAAGGTGAAGCAAAAAGAATCAAGCACCAAACCTGGTACAAACGGGTTTGACTCAGTTTATTTTTTGTTTGATGACCTTAGACAATCAATAAAAATTGGCACCACCATTTGCGTAAAACAAAGAGTTAAAGATTTGCAAGCGGGCACATCGGCAAATCTTCAGTGCCTAAAAGTAATAAAAGGTGGCAGGAGGAAAGAGCATCAATTGCATAAAAAATTTGCACATTTGCATATTAGGGGCGAGTGGTTCAAGGCGACTCCAGAACTACTGAGCTTTATTGAGGAATGCAAATGACTGTCAGCACATTAGGACTGACAACATCAAAGAAATTAGACGGTTGTGGGGTCAGAAGAAGGGCAGTAGACAGAAGTTGTTAGGGGAGGGTTAAGCCATGAGTAAATTGCAGGTATGCGTCAAACCGTGCAGCCAATGCCTGTTCAGCCGATCGCGCATCGTCTCAGCAGAGCGCAAGGCTGAAGTGCTGACAGAGTGCCGCAGTAGCGATTCACACTTTGTCTGCCACAAAACGGAAAGCGCTGTGTGTGCAGGGTTCTACAAGCGGTTCGATACCAACCTGATTCGTGTGATGGGTAGGTTAGGAGGATTGGAATTTATTGAAGGAGATCAAAAGCCATGAGCAGTAAAACAACAGAGATTTTGGCAGTAGGCACGATCGCCACTTGGACATCGCAAGCGGCTGGCACGGTTGGTCGTAGAGGGTTTGACATCCTCCCCGCTAAGGCTAACGAAAGTAAAAGTATTGGAGCAGCAGCCATGAGCAATCTAATAGAAGCCCTTAAGTCAAGCTGGCAACAGTATCCTCAATTGGCTGAGAAGCCTAAATGCCCTCTTTGTGGGATTCCAGCAATCATCCATTTAGCGTCGAGCAATGTTACAGATCAGATTGAGATCGAAAAATTGATTGAAAACAAAGGCGAAGTAGAAGCTACGGCTAAAGAAACGTGCGAGTATCGACTGACCTTGATTAAAGCTGAATTACAAGACCTTCAGAGCAAGCTAGATAATTTCAACCCGGATAAAGCGGCGTGGGTTGACAGTGATTTACTAGGTGATATTTTGACCTACTTAGCAAAAGCGAATGGGGTAAAACTGCCATAAGCCTGCTTTCCCAGGCTAAGCCGTCCACCGCTGCCGCTGCACCTCACTTAATCCTGCCAGCGGCATCATGGGTGCTTTTGGTTCATCCATCTGACGCAACTCCACAGCAGGCAATGGCTCATCCGATCGCAGTAGCTGATACCCACGCGCTGCACATTCAACCTGGGTTTGCATCCCACCAAAGCTCATGCGATCGGGTTGGTAATGCTGCGATAGTCGGTAATGCCTCCAGGTGTGTCCTGGGTCTTGCACGTACAGTTCTTTTTTGGCATTGGATGATAGAGAGTTGCTGCGCCATTGCATTAAACCGGGCATAGGTCAAGCTCCAAGTTTTTGCCATTTTAGCGGATGAGTCGGCAACCCCGCACTGAAGTGACGGGGCTTCAGGCGCAAGCCTAAGCCATGCTGACCAGATCACTCGCAAGAGTAGCCGTTAGTGGAGTCACGACACCCTGGGATGCGTGCTAGTCCCCTGCTCTGTCGCTGTCAGTTAAACAGTTCTAAGGTCACTGGAACAGTGCTTTCAGCCTAACAAGCTCCACTAACAAGATCGAAGCAAACATTACATTCCCATAGAAGAGACGCTCCAATGTCTAACTTTGTTTTTGTCCTCGACACCCACCACAAACCGCTCAACCCTTGCAAACCAGGAGTAGCGCGTTCACTCTTAACCAACGGGAAAGCTGCCGTTTTCAGGCGCTATCCGTTCACCATCATCCTGAAAAAGTCTGTAGCTGCTGACCCCTTACCCCTCACTCTGAAGCTCGACCCCGGTTCTAAAACGACTGGTATCGCTTTGCTGTCGGGTGATGCTGTAATCTGGGCGGGTGAACTTACTCATCGCGGGCAAGTCATCAAAGCGTCTCTAGATTCCCGTCGATCCATGAGACGTGGACGACGCAGCCGCCATACTCGCTACCGTCAAGCTCGTTTCTTGAACCGTACCCGTCCTGATGGTTGGTTAGCGCCTAGCCTTCGGCATCGGGTGTTGACGACGCTGACATGGGTAAAACGGATTAACCGTTTTACCCATGTCAAAGCACTCTCACAAGAGCTTGTGCGGTTTGACTTGCAAAAGCTTGAGAATCCAGAGATCAGCGGGGTTGAGTATCAGCAAGGTGAACTTGCTGGCTATGAAGTGCGTGAATACTTGCTCAATAAATGGGATCGAAAGTGTACCTACTGCGGCAAAGAAAATGTGCCGCTCCAAGTGGAACACATCCAGCCCCGTGCCAAAGGTGGCAGTAACAGGATCAGTAACCTGTGCTTGGCTTGCGAACCTTGTAATACGAAAAAAGGGACTCTAGACATCAAGGTGTTTCTAGCGAAAAAACCAGAAGCCCTTAAACGAGTCCTGGCACAAGCAAAACGCCCATTGAAGGATGCAGCAGCGGTTAACTCTACCCGCTGGGCATTGTTCAACGCACTCAAGGCGACAGGGCTACCCGTGTCAGTGGGATCGGGAGGACTCACTAAGTTCAACCGCACACGTCTCAACCTGCCTAAGACTCACTGGCTGGATGCTGCTTGTGTGGGTGAAACGCTCACACTGACAGTGTTGACTACGCAACCGCTGCTTATCAAAGCGACCGGGCAAGGTTCGCGGCAGATGTGCAGAACCGATAAATACGGATTCCCCAGTCGTTATGTCCCCCGGTTAAAGTTTGTGCAAGGCTTCCAGACTGGCGATATTGTGCAAGCGATTGTCACTACCGGGAAGAAGATTGGCACCTATGCAGGACGTGTGGCTGTGCGTTCTAGCGGTTCGTTCAACATCTCGGACAAATCTGGCTTGGTGCAAGGCATCAGTTACAAAGCCTGCAAAGTGACGCAACGCAAAGACGGCTATGGCTACGCACTCTGACCGACTTTAATCAGTGTTTTTGTTCTTATTCCGCTTAAAAGACGAGGGTTTCCCAAAGGATTTTTTCACAACAAAACAGGGGCGATCGTGTTTAGTGCGATCGCCCCTGTTTTCTATTGCGACAACCTCTAATTGTTTGATTTCAGGCTTTTCAGATAAGCGATTGCTTCATTCTGCTTATCAGATGGCAAAGAATCTAGCAGCGACTTGATTTCAGACCGGGCTATGGATTCATCCCACCAATTAATTTTGTTGTCTTCCTCAATCAAGATAGGCATTCCACGCTCAACCGCTTGAGCTAAAACTTCAGCGATCGCTACGTTGGTTTTAGCTGCCAACTTCCGAGCGGCATTGTTTAAGCTGTCGCTAATCCGAATCTTGACTTCGTTTTTTGCCACTATCCTGTCTGCCATCTTTAGGTTCCTATTATCTCATTTGAGATGATTTTAACCTGCATCCCCAAAAAGAACCCCTCAAACGGGGTTGACTGAGGGGCAGATTGTGCTATCTTCAATTTGTAACCACAGGTAGCCACTCGTCACCACCTGTCACCACCCGTTGAAATTAGGAGGATTATGGGCGCGACTACGGCAATCAAGCCAAAGACTGAAAATTTGATCAGGGAGACGGTCGCTTTTGATGGCGGCAATCGCACGATTCAGTGGATTGACGCGCTAGGCATGGTGCATACAATCCCTTCGTTCATCAAATTCATTGATCCTACTTGGCAGGAGATTCAGCCATCGCACAACAGCGTGGTGATTGAGCACGAAGGACAGACCTTTGTACTTGGGCAGGCAGCGAAGGAAGAGGACGGCAAGCCTATTTTTGAGGCTGGCAAAATCAGCCTTGCACCGAAGCTTGTACTGGCAGCGTTACAACCGAATCCAGGGGAGGACGTTGTACGGATTGAGCGACTATTGCTGGCACTACCAAGCTCTCGTGTCACTGAAGATTTGGAAGTCCTCAAGTCGATCGAGGGTACGCACGAATTTACCCGCGATGGGCAGCGTATCGTTGCAACTGTCGGTCGTGTGGTTCCAGTTGATGAAACAAAAGCGGCTCATGCTCGTGCTGTTAAAGATCGGCTCTTCAAGTCTGATACCAAGCTCAACGGAGTTCTAGATCTAGGTGGGGGCACGGCTATCGCTCGTCTTTATAAAACAGATGGCTCCATCAAGCGCGATATGGATGTTATTTTGCAGGGTACTGACGCTCTGGCAGAAGCAATTTCAGCACGAATCAACCACAAGTTAGGGCACACAGCGCAGGCGTGGGCTGTGATGGATGGTATTGAACGTGGCGACTACGCAATTGGTGAAAATGGTCAGAGCTTCAAAGATGCATTTGATGACGCACATGCCGAATGGTTGACCAACATCCGGCAGAAGATTGGCAGTAAGTGGAAGCCGCTAAATCAATCGGGTCAGATTGGTGAAGTGCTCATCATCGGTGGTTCTGCCCCTTTAGCAAAACCACTGGAAGAGTTAACTAAAGGTCGATTTTTTGTTGCTGATATGCCTCAAGTGATCTCTATTCGTTCCATGCCTCTGCTATGACTTCCCCGCTGCGTGTTCAGTTCTCAGGCGATAAAGCTGAGTACGCTCGGCATTTGGCTAAAGTCGCTGGTCTTGATGATGATGTTCACCGCTTGTTTTGCCAAATGATGCACTTGTATGGATCTGACTGGGAGAGTCGATGGGCAGCGGATAGCAACCAGTTCCGACCACCAGCAGCAAGCTTTTCGCCACCGACTGTTGAAGTCGATCTTTCAGTTGATTCGATACCTGGCTTGTAACAGGTGGCTATACGTCACCACAAGTCACCACTGATAGCCACCTGTTGTTTCGCGTCCTCACCATTAGCCATGTCCAACCACTTAACTAAAGCTTTCCACCGTCTGAGCCTGAAAACACTAAGCAGCGCGATCGTTAGTGGTGTTGCTGCTTTCCTTGCCACTGGCGCTGCCACCAATCACTACCTGGAGAACTATCCAGAAACCACAATTCAGGGGCGTGAGCGCTTTCTGGGTGTGGTGATGACGCACATTGCGCCTTTTGCGGGCTTGACTGCTGTAGCGGCAGTAATCGCCACAGCCTTAGCCATACCAGAGCGAGATGATGATGCAGTGGTAGCCAAATTCATTGCTCGACAGTTTAATCGAGGCACACTTACGGCTACTGAGCTAGAAGTACTCAGCAACCTGGTTTCGCTCCGAGAGGATCAAAAAACCAATCCGTAGAAAGCCCAGTTTCCCACCAACAACAAGCCTCAAAGACCGATTCTTGCGTTCATTTAGTGGGACAAATTCAAATCTAGTGGGACATTTTCATGCTTTCAGACACACCAGATTTCGGCTCTCAAAATGGGCACACACCAACTCCACCAACGCCTCAGCCAAGCGCGATCGCCAAACCCACTTTTTTCAGCAAGCTACTGTTCTTTGGTGCTGTTGGTGGGGCGTTGATCTTACCTCTAGTCACACGTCCCCACCAATCACCATCTGTTGCACCAACCCGCGACACGCCAGTAGTGAGGCAGCAACTGAAGGATGGACAGCCTGTAGCACCTGCAACTGATTCTCCTTCAATGGATGAGTTGATCAGTACGTTAGATAAGGCGGTAGTGACAGGCGATCGTGACTTTGGTTTACTGCTCAAGATTCGGGCTGACCAATTCCAGCGTCAGGCGCAAAAGAGTAGCAATGCTGAGTATTGGCTGGTGCAGACCTACGTTGCGCAGTACAACCAGTACATCAAAGCCTCCAAGCGCTACGGTTCTCTCTCTGGCGATGCCGAACAGTTTCAAGTGATCAAAGACTACTTCATCGATTCGCTTGCTTGTCTCTACGCCCTGAGAGCCGTCAAAAAAGGCGAGGCTGTGAGTGGCAAGGCGATCGCGCCTAAAGAGTACCTGGACGCTGCCAACGAAGCGATCGCGCAATACTCTCTGATTCTCGGTACAAACTTTCTCAATCCTTCGGTGCCTCAAGATGAACCCAAAAGCGATCGCAAGCCTGTTGCTGTTAAGTAGCGCTACTCTCACCATGTCTTTGCTGCGTAGTCCGGTAGGGATGTATGCAGGGTTGGCAATGGTGGGCGGTGCGTATGGCATCAACCGCAAGCACCAGCTCACAAACGGCGATTATGCTGCTGTTTTGCGTGAACCTGTCAATGGCTTTACCGAAGGCTGGCAGCACTTATTCGAGACGTTTGCCTTCAGTCGCAAGGACATTGGTGAAGCTCGCAAGTTAATCCAAGTGCAGAACCTGCAAAAAGAACTCAAGACAAATGTGCAAGCTTGGGTAGAAGCAGAGTCCATCAAAGGCGAGTGGCTAGGCGATTGCATCCGACGATCGTTGTTGGTCTGCGGTGTGAGTGGCGATGGCAAGACTACCTTTCTGCTGTGGGTCTTAGCCAAGCACTTTGAGATTGTTGCTGATCTGCATGTCACTATCTGCGACTTGGATTATGGTTCGTCGCATGAGGGCAGTGAGCCGAATTGGTGGTTTAACCTGCCGCGAGGACGCTATATCCGTGCCAGCTACGAAGAAATCCGTGATTCGATTCTGGCTGAATCGGCAGAAGTCGATCGACGTGCCAAACTGAGCCAGGATCCAATGCAAGTGCGTAACTTCCAATCCAGGCTCTTAGTGATTGACGAGCTGATTGCAGTGATTGACATTGCGCGGTCAAAAGGTAAAGACGAGTTTGATCCGTTTATCTCTGCCTTTAAAAATATTCTTAACCGTGGACTCAAACAGCGGGTGAAGGTAATCTGCGGTGTGCAGAATTTGACCGTGACCGACACCGGGTTATCACTGGCGGCACAAGACTCGTTTAATACGATCGTCCTTCACACATCAGCCTTGAAAAAAGACCCATTGAAGCGCATGGGTGTTGAAGATGTAGATGCAATGCTTGAACGCGCTAAGGGCATCACAAGGATCCCAGGCTGCGATCGCATTGGTGTTGTGCGGACTAATCAAGAGATCAATATTCGCATCATGCCGTATCTCAGCGTGGACAGCGTTGAGCTTAAGTTGCCAGAAGACGACACAGACCCGCTTGAAGTTTGGCATCAGCAAGTGTTTACAACCGCAAAGTTGGCTGAAATTGAACAGCTGGCTGAGCAGTTTTTAGCAAAAGAGATCAAGAGTCCGTTAAGGCAGATTGCGATCGACTGTGGCTTGAAAGAACTCCGCAACGCTGACCCGAAATACCAACGGGTGAAGCAGGTCTGGGAAAGTGCATTACAAAAAGTGGGGGTATTGGTTCATGGTTAGATTGGTTGGCACTTTGGTTATTGCTTCGCTGCTACTGAACCTTCTAGGCTCAGGCACCATCAAACTTTCAGTGGACGTAAGCGGCACGATCAAAGTGCTCTATAACGTCGCTACGTTCATTCTGACTGGGCAAACCCGCACGCCCACACCAGAGCAGCGCAACCCAGTACCACCAAACGGGGTTGAGTGATGGTACGCACAGCGATCGCCACTTACTACTTCGTCATGCTCTGGATTGCCATGCAGATTCTTACGCCTGGGTTGATTGCGCCTGCCAACCAGGAAATTCAACGGGCGACAGGGTGGGATCTGCCAAGCATGGGTAAAGACTCAAGTCAGATGCAGCCACCGACACCGAAGGAGTGAGCAATGGCTGAGAACGCTGACTTAGTAAGAGCCCTTACAAAAATAAATCAACGGCTGGATGGCATTGAGTCAGGACTAAAACGATCGCAGTCATCAACGAAGCGCGATCGCAAGAGCAAAGATCATGATGCTGAAAAGTTGGTCAAGTTTGTCAATCGCAAACTTAAAGCAGCTTCAGACGACATCCAGGAAGCGCTCTATCTCAATACGCTAGGCTTTCATCTGATTGCGCCGTGGGTTTGTATTGGAGTGCTGCTAGTGGGACAGCAAGCAAAAACGCTAGACCCGAAGGATTGGGTGCGCGTGGTCTTGACGATGATTAACCCTGTGGCTGGTCTAGTGCCGATGGACAGCAAGACACCTGAACCGAGCGGCGATACTGTGATTGATCTTGCCAAAGTTACAGCAGGCGAGAAGATTGGCAGTTACGAAGTCACTAGTGGCTACGGACCGCGTAACTCCCCCGGTGGTATCGGATCGACTTCCCATAAAGGTGTAGATGTGGCTTTGCCATCTGGCACACCCATTAAAATGCCTCTAGATGGCAACGTGAAATGCCATGACCAAAGTGAAGGCAATGCAGCAGGCACTTATGCAGTGATTGTGCCGACTGAAGGCACTTATGAGTTTATGGCAGCGCATCTGTCACAGTGCAACTCAGGCACCTATAAAGCAGGAGCTACGATCGCCCTTTCTGGTAACACAGGCAATTCAACTGGACCGCATTTGCATTGGGCGCAAAAGCCCAAAGGTGGTAGCTACATGCCGCCGATGCGGGGTTACTTAGAATTAGCTGTGGTGGGGCAAGCGTCGATCGTTGTGGCAAATCCAGTGATCAAGGCGATCGCCACCCAGGAATCAGGCGGCGACTATACTCAGGTCAACCGTGATTCTGGAGCGCTAGGCAAGTATCAGATCATGCCTGACAATGTGCCGTCCTGGTCGAAGGAGTGCTTAGGGCAATCGATTAGTGCTCAACAGTTTTTAGGTAGTTCCAGTCTCCAAGAAAAAATTGCGACTTGCAAACTAACACAAGAGTTTGAGCGATCGCGTAAGGCTGGTGAGAGCAGTTTTGAAGCCTGTCGATCGACCGCTGCATTCTGGTACTCAGGCAATGCCAGTAATAAGAACAGCAGCAAGCCTCAAGGCGGTTATCCGTCTATTCAGGATTACACGATTCAGGTTTGCTCTAAGGTTGGCAAGCAGACTGAGGTTGCTGCTAGTCGTGGAGCACAGACGACCTTTGCAATATATGCAGGTTACGAAATCGGTAGCGCTGTGAGTCTTGGCAGAGGGAAGCTGCTCACGAATTACCACGTGGTCAAAGGCAGCAATACAGTTAACGTCAAATTATCAAACGGCTTTATTACTCGCGCCAAGTTAATCAAGCAATCCCCATCAGAAGATTTAGCGTTGTTGTCAGTCTCTACTGCGTTGCCTGGTGTGCCGCTGGCGGCAAATGTGCGTCAGGGTGAGCGAATTACAGCGATCGGTAATCAGCTTGGCAAGATGACACGCACAACGGGTAGTGTGAGCGCTATCAGTGCCATGGTGCAGCATTCAGCCCATCTCGATCGCGGCAACAGCGGTGGGGCATTGCTGAACGATCGAGGGCAGTTAGTCGGCATCAATGCTCAATGTGATGCTGATGAGCGTGGCAATTGCAAAGCTGGCGGCAATGGTTTTGCAATTCCAGTCAATAAAGTCAGGAGGTTCATCGATGGCTGATTTAGGTTACTACGCACGGCTAGAAAGGATGAGGCGGCATCATAAGCGCTGGCTTTGGCTGGTTTGTGGGCGCTGCTGCATCACATTGCAAGCGATCGGGCAACAGCGCGGCGGCTATACAGGGTACGCCTGCCATCACCTGAACTATGGTAGCGATCGCTTATGGTGGTCTGTTTTACCAGTTTCTAAAAGCTTTCACGACAGCGTTTTGCACGGCGTTTTATCTGGTGGTCTTTCGGCAGGCGAACAACGACGCAAGCATGGGCGCTACCCAAATCTTTTGCAAACGCTGTTGCATTGGTGGGGGAGGTTTGTGCTGTTGTGCCTGCTGCTATGTCGTTTTGTGTTGACGGTATGGCGCTACAAGTTTGAGTTAGCAACTATGACAGCGATCGGTCTTGTTCTGCACCGTTTTCTTTGATTCAACTGGAGCAATAAAATGTCGAAGATTCTTATAGTGATTTTTGGACTTACTTTTCTAGGCGCTTTGCCTGCTTCTGCTGCAACTAAAGTTTGTGTTAATGGAGGCAGCACAGGTTTATCTGTACGTGGTGCCGACCAAAAAGCTATTGCCAAGGTGCCAATCGGTTCTCGGTGGTGTGGCGTGACAAATTATAAGGTTAAGTACAGGATTGATTTTGGGCGTGATGGCTTGGTTGATTATGTTGATGTCGCTTTTCTTAATGGCACAAAAGGTTATGTAGCAAAAACTTTTTTATTCCCTTTTAAGATTCAACGTCGTTGACACTCCCACGGCTAAAGCACGATCGGTTTTGCGGGTTCTCAGCCTCTCCCTTTTCTATAAAATTGTTATGTGTTCCAGGTTGCCCCATGCAAAGTAGATCTAAGCCCGTTGTCGTCGGTGGCAGAGTTAAAGCAGAAGAAGTGAATGCGCCTGCTGAATGGCTAGAAGCGATCGCTGCTGCCATGTTTCATATCGGTGCTCAATGTCGGCGGGCGCATAAAGCGCTGGTCGATCGCTCTAGTGCTGATTCCGACTTCATGACGGATGAAGAGATTAAGGATAAGCTCGACATGATGCATCAGAAGTATTTGGAAGCGCAGGGCGCATTGCGAAATCAGCTTTCGGAGCATCGCGCACTTCGGGCAATCCATTTCAATCGTAAAGCTGTGAAACGTCGCCTGCAAGAATTGAAAGAGGCAGAAGATAAGCACCTATACAGGAGGGAGGGCTGATGGACGCTAAGACACTAGCAGCATTGTTAGACGGTCGGCAGATGGGCGATGAGATTACTAAAGAGGAAGAAGCGATCGCCAAAGAGCATAGCTTGGTTGTAGCGTTTGGCTACTCCGACGACAATGTTGAATTTAGAGGCGCGATCGATGATGAGGTAGGGGCTTACGATGGCGCTGAAGTAGCAATAGTAAACGGGGCGATCGTCACTTCTAAGGATGAGTTAGCTTTCTTGGCGAAGTATCCTACTGCATCCCTGACAGGCGTTCGCAAAGTTACAGCAACATGGGAACCAGAAGGGCTAGATGCTTCATGGCTGATTGACACTGAAGGTGGCGAACCATTTGATATTTACGAGGACGAGAAATTGTTCTGTCGCGGCATGGTGTTCAAGCTATGAACGACGATCGCAACCTAGACGCAATTAAGGATAGGGCTACGACAGATGCGATCGCGCAGGCTCTGAGCACTATCGACAGCACTCTGGAGTATTGCGCTGTCTTTGTGGAAAGCAATATCGAGTATTTTGTGGACCCGAAGGACAAGCGGTTGGCAGGTACGATCGCGCAAGCTTTGAGGAACAGGAAGGTGAGCAATGGATAGTGATCGTTTTGTGATTGAGTCGATCGACCTTGCGCGTAATCTTTTTGGGCTATCAACTGAAGATGCAGTCGCAGCGCTAATCAGGCTTAAAATGATTCGTGGTTTGACATGGCAAGGGATACGCGATCGTCTTCGGGCTGATTTTATTTATTTGGATGCTGACGGGCAACTAGAAACCACACCCCACTTCACATCGATCGATTGGGATGATGTCATCCAAACGCTCACACCACCACGCCGATCGACCTGTGTTGGCTGCCGTTTTTACCACGGGGAAGTGCATCGGGGCACGCAGTTGATCTGCGCGGTGCATCCGAAAGGCTGGCAAGGTGATGTTTGCCCTGATTGGGACAGCTAAGGCTCCAAAATGAATAAAACATTGAGACGATGGTTGATTTCTGGTTGCATGGTTGGCGCTTGCTCGATCGCGCTATTCTGGCAAGCCCCGCAAGTAGTTAACTCAAATTACTGGTACTTAGGTTTTGCGATGGATGGCGTAGCGATCGTGATGCCCGCTGCATTAGGCATGAACATTTTCAGGCGTATGCGCCGAGCAACAAAAATGGCTGTGTTGATCTACAGCCAGACGAAGGTATGGGTTTCAAGCTGGGACTGCTTAACCTTGCCGCAGATGACCGGGGATGAGTTGTTAGAGCGATTGGCAATATTCAAAGCCGATCGTGAGTTGTTTGAATCACCGTTGAATGTTCTTAGAGGCAAAAAAGTTAGCTAAGAGCGTGCTCTTCCCTCCTATTCGCCAACAATTGCTTGCTTTCGGGAGTGAGTGAATCTTCCAGTCCTCTCACCCACTCCCGAATCAATTCCGTTTTTGACCGCGCCACCTGATCTGAGTAGACTTCCAAAATGTCCATCTCACCAACCAAAATATCTGCGTTCAACCTGACACCTTTTCGCTTTGTCATTTGCTATAATGTGAGTAGTAGTTACTCACAGCTTATCATGCTCCTAGGTTTCAAGACGGAACTCAGGTTAAACAACGAGCAGCGCATAGTGTTGGCGAAACATGCTGGCACTGCTCGTCACGCTTACAACCAGGGTCTTGCTTTAACCAAACAGGTGCTTGATTGGAATACTACACACCCAGAAGATAAGATCAAGTTCCCGACAGCAATTGACTTACACAAGTGGTACGTTGCATCTATCAAATCTGCCAATCCTTGGATATACGAAGTGTCTAAATGCGCTGGTCAATACGCGCTGAAAGCGTTGCGTGATGGGTGGGATCGGTGCTTTAAGAAAATCTCTAAGCCGCCAAAATTCAAGAAAAAAGGACAGCGTGATGCATTTAGATTAGATGGTACGATCAAAATTTTAGGCGTTAATCATCTTCAACTGCCCGTAATTGGAGTGTTGCGGACGTTTGAAAACTTGCCGCAATCGTTCAAGCCAAAGAGTGTCACGATTAGTCGTCAGTCCGATAAGTGGTTTGTTAGTTTCAATCTAGAAGTTGAGCCAACCCAGACAGAAAAAACCAATCTATCTGTAGGTGTTGACCTTGGCGTGAAGCATTTTGCTACCTTGTCTAACGGTCAAGTGTTCGACGTGCCTGCGTTGTACAAGCGGCTCAAAGTGAAGATTGCGAAGTTGCAATATGTCAACCGTCATAAAGTCATTGGCTCTCAAGGTTATAAAGACTTTCAAGCTAAAGTCGCTCGACTTCACTACCGTTTGTTTTGCGCTCGCAAGGACTTCTTAAATAAGCTGACAACCTATCTAGCCAAAACTTTTCAGGTCGTCTGCATTGAAAATCTGAACGTATCGGGGATGCTGAAGTTTGGCAGGCTGGCGGGTGCTGTAGCCATGCTGGGCTTTTACGAGTTCCGTAGGCAACTGGCTTATAAGTGCAAGCTTTACGGTTCTCGACTGTCTGTAATCGGACGCTGGGAGCCTTCTAGTAAACTACATCACAAGTGTGGTTGGAAGCATGAAACGCTCAAACTCTCAGACAGAATTTTCTACTGTCCTGAGTGTGATGAATCAATTGACCGTGATCTAAATGCGTCTCTGAATATAGAGCGCATCGGGCTGAGTCTCAGTTCGTGAAGGCTTGTGGACGTAGAAGTGCCGTCACCTACGGTTGAAGCAAGTAAATTTCAGTTTGTTCGCAAATGTAAGTAAACTATGGACGGTTAGAAGCTTTGTCGAAAGATTGCATACGATCGCTGGTTTGGAAGTGCCAAATCTTGATCCCTACGATTACGACAAAGACCCTGATAGCATTGAGAAGGTTATAGATGACTGAAACTATCGATCTAATTGCTAAATACCGTCTGACGATCGTGCCAGACGATGAAGATGATGCCGTTTGGTACGCTGGTGTATTTTCATACGACTACTTTTCGACGTATGAGATATACGCTGCATTAGAAGGCGAGCTTGAGCGGCTAGGTACTGGCAGAACGATCGACGAAGCCGTAACCGCAGCAGTAGCACTGATAGAAGCGGCTAATTCGGCATTACACTGATCGTCGGCGTACCCTGATCAGTAGTATTTAGCGCTACAGGCTTCCCCTGCCCATTCGCATCGATTTCTATGGCACCAGTCGAGATGCTACGGCAGGTATATATTCTGCCACTGCCATCGTTTGCACGTACCTGATATAGTTCGCCTGCCACGCCAACTACTGTACCTGTTGTGGGTGGCTGTGGGACGGCATTGGCGCGATCGTTGTAGCGACTGCGGGCAAGATCTAACTGATTGCGTAGGTTAGCAGTAACGTCAGACATTGTTAATTAAATTTGCCCTGCGTTAAACGTCAAAATTTTAATCGTATTGTCAGCACTGCCTAACCCTTTGACCTTCACTCGCTTAACCCGTTTAACTTTTTTCTCGATCAGTTTATAGGCAGGGTTGGTCGTGCAATTTTCAGCCGAACCAGTGTAGTTAGGATTAGTCTTGAGGTCAAAGTATCGCAAGTTTATTTGGATGTCTTCGAGGCTGACGAGGTTAGAGGCGATCGCGCCATAGGTGTAAACTGCTTCGCCAACCAAATCATCAAGCGGCGAATCTTCCCCTGTGATGGGGTCGATCAAGTACAGCCCTTTTGTGAGCTTCAAGTTAGTCAAATTGCGATGGGTGAAGCATTGGAGTTTAACGTTCAGCTTGCCTGCCATCACGAGGGCGGCAAGGTCAAGCTCCTCTGTTTTGGTTTTGGAGGCAGCGATCGCGTAAAACAGATTCTGCGTTTCTTGTAAAAACGTCTCCAGTGAAACTGCCTGAGTCCAACTGTAGATAGTCTCACTACTTGTTAAGTCAGAAGTGCCAACGATTTCAAAGAGGCTCATTTTGCACCAATCGTCAGCAGACCCGCCATCATTGCCAGCGCCGCCGTATTTCAGCACCACGTAACTGAGGGAGGCTGATTTGTGAATGATGTAGGGCTTTGCATCAAGAGGCTGGTTAGAGGCAAACTTCTTCAGCCTGATCGGTACTGTTGCTTTACCGCCGTTGTACCAAAACTCAAAGCTGCTCGTAGGATTCGGCGTAGAGTCAGGCGGTGGCAAAACAACGTCGAAAGCACCAACTCTTTGCGACCAGTTATCCAGCTCAGGATGATCTGGATAAGTTCTGTCAAGACGCAGGTTTAACAAAAAAGAGCCGCCGCCATATTGCAAAGTTTGCTGATTTGTTACAGTAACTTGGCGTATAGACCCATAACCAGTAATGAACACAAATGTGTCTTCATTGAGACTTTGACTAGTTAAAAAAGGTTGAACACTTGCACCACCAAGAAACGATCGCGGACTAGTAAAGCTGAATCCTGCACTATTTGTCTCCGTATAAGATACATAGACTGAACCGAAAGCGGTTCCGCCCACATTGCCGCCGCCTGACACTGGTGAAGCACAGACGATCGCCGTACTCCCTGTCACAGTCTTGCTAAACACGTACCCAATCTTTGTCTTAACTGCTGTCTTTTCTTCTGCCACCGCTTGCCGCCTTCTCACTGGCATCTCATTAGCAGTATTGCCGCGCACAGTCACCGGATCGCCCAGCCCGATCGCGCCATTGGTGATCGCATTTTTGGTTGTAACAGTGCCATTGTGACCGCGCACCACCACGCGATCGTCTGACCAGGCAGTGACAAAACTTTGCGACTGAGTAGGGTCGTTATGCTTGGCTAAAACCTGCTTATTGTAATCGCCCCGCTTAGTATTTAGAAGGCTCCGCAGGTTGTCAGTAACATCATCAGGCATTACAAATAATCGTCAATTTTTAGCAGGTAGGCAGGGAAAGTAAACGCGAAATCAGCACCACCGGAAGCGGTCGGTGGTGTGTAGGAATTAGGCGTTTTGACCGTGACCGTGACCGTACCTGAAGCCGTAGCCCGTTTAGAAAGCACGATCGTTGTACTGGTCGGAATCGCCAGAATCGTCGTCTCCGATGGGATGCCAGTACCCGTGATGGTCTGCCCGACACTTAAAGCTGAGAAGCTATTGGTCGTGCTGATGTTGGGTGAGGCAGAGACGGTAGTGGTAGAGGCGATCGTTGTGTCAGTCGTAAGCTCGATCGCGTCAATGATGGGGTCAGATGACGCATAACTACCACCGATCCGCTTGGTAAACCCAATGTGAGTGATGGCAGTAGCAGCCCCTGCATAAAGTCCCGTCCAGGTTAGAGACGTGACACTGGGGACTGTTTTGGCACCTGAACCATCGGCAGACGGTGAACTAAGTGTAAAGTTTTGACGGCTAACATTACCACCACTGGCAACGGTAAGATCGGCTCCTGTGGTGGCAGATTCGGCAGGCGCTGCGGTCAACAGATGAGCGTCGATCGTGGTTGAGCCCGGTAGGTAGGCAGTCAGAAAGTCCAACGACAAGCGATTTGGGATAACAGAGGGCATGAGAAGAAGCAGTGACGATGCTTATATGATGCCACTTGTCAAGTGTTTCGCTTCATTGTTAGAGCGCTAGTACAGTTGATCCTTGCCGATCGCCTCTTGCAGTGGCTAGGCTAAAGCGAAAACAATGACACTCCAAGAAGTTCTCGCTGGCACGGTTGGACTGGTGCTTTTGGTTGGCTGCAAATCTATTCCACAGCCTCAGTCGTCAACACCTCAAGCCTTAAAAGGAGAGATTGCTGTACTTTTTGAATCAAAATCTGACTCAGCATGGCGACTTAGGCATGTTAAAGATGCACCAGCAGTTCAGCAGTGCGATGGTAGTTCAGCAAGCGTTTCCAACGGTGCCGCGATCGGGAAGCAAATAAGATTAAAAAATGGAGCTGGCAATTTAATTGCTGCCGGAGCATTAAGCAATGGCGAAGTCCAAAAAATTAGCAGTTCTGGGGCTTGCGTCTTCAGTTTCGCAATGCAACCAATACCCGCAGCCGACTTTTATACGATTGAAATAGATCCTTATGGCAGTCTAAGCTTTTCCAAGCTCGACCTTGTTGCTAAACAATGGACTCTAGGCATAACAGTTGATTTAACTGCTCAGACTCTTTCTGACAATCTTGCCGCAGTTCGTGAAGAGACAATAGCAAAAAGAAAAGAATATGATGCTGCCGACAGGTTGATTGCTAGCCTGGAAAATGCGACCAGCAAAATTGCAGAAAACGAAGAAAAGACAAACCGAGAATATAAGGAAAGACTGTATTGCATCAACGAACAGAAATTAGCAAACTTCAATGACGTTGACAAAGAAGTTTTATCAAATGAATGCCGCAAATTTCTGGCTAAAACTGGCGCGCTGAATGAACTGGTGAAAGGCGCTTCCGGCGAACTGAAGTATAGAACAGAACTCGATCCTCCAAAGCCAAAAGTGAAACCTTAACCCACAAAAGGGGCGAGTGATGGGTTGTCGCTCGCCCCTTTTTGCTGATTTTCGATCTCAACTCAACCCATCACAGCCTTAATCGCCTCATCCAATATGTCTAAGTCGGCACTACTGTAGACATTGACCTTGCTGGTCGTACCGTTTGTTGATTGAGTTACCTTGGCTGGATTGACCCCATGCCGAAGCGCATAATTCCTGGAAGCTTTACGGGCAATTTCCAGCAAAGTATAGGTATCGGGTTGATAGCCCAGTTCTACACACCGATCGCTGATGAAATAAACCGATTCCTCTACTCTTTCGCTTGGCGCTGCTGACTTACTTTGTGTTGATGAGCGATCGGACATCAGCAAATGCATCACCTCGTTCTTGAGCAGCAGTCTGTCTTGGTCATCAGCAACACCAATCTGCTCCAATAGCTCAAAGCCTTCTTTCAGCAACGCTAGTTTCGCCTGAGACTCTGACTTGTGCCGCACTAACTTCGTCGGCTCTGTTTTTGCTTTGGTTGATTGCCTATGCGAAGCCTTAACTGGCTCTGCTTTGACCTCGATCGTCTCCTGTAGTTTTGATTTAGATGGCAAACCTAGCACTTGGCAAAACTTTGCGGCTGGTTCAGAGCCTCTCACCATCTGCACCAATTTTAAGAACGCTTGTGGTGTCCAAATGACAGCACTACTGGTTGGCACCGCCAGGTTTAACTTCTTCCGCAAGCCTACTTTAACGGGACGTGTGATCACCCCATCCTTGATTAGCGCTTCACGGTGTCGATGCCGAAAACCTGCTACTTTGCTACTCGTCACTTCTAACCACTCAGCTACGCCTTCATTGGTTGCAATCAGATCGCCATGCCATTTGGTGAATGGGTGAGGCTTGATCGCAGACATCACTTCAAGAATGCGATCGTCTGAGATTTCAGGGGCAGAAGTAGAAATTGGTTCAGGCTGTGTTGAGACAACCTTATCCACTGGCAAACCCGATTCACGCCAGCCTGTTTTAGCTTGAATGTGCGTCCTCAGTCCAATGCCTGTGCAAATCATCAAAGCAAGCTTGGCTGCTTGAGTTTGATCCTTGGGACTAGCAAAAGAAGCGTAGTAAACTATAACCGCTGCACAGAAATCATCGGGCAAGATTTCAGAGCCTTGTGGATCAGAGTTGTTTACAAGCTTCAAAGCCTTGCCTGCAAATGATTTGAAGACTTCTGGAAGGGAGTTGTTTACAGGGTCAGAAGTACTAATCTTGCGTTCCCAATAGATGATGGACGGATGAGCTACTCCTGCCATGCGTCCTAATCCACTGTGGCTCATACCCGATCGCCCGGTTGTCTGCTCTGTGTAATATTCAATACCATCTTCCACTTGCTTAATGAAGTCCCCTGCTTGGGGCTGTCGAAAGAAAGCGTCAAAAGTACTGGGGAGAGTAGCGCCGTTGTTAGAGCCGTTGTTTGTGGAGTTGTGCGAAAATGTCATGAGGTTACCTCTAGATAAGTGATTTGGGTGCAACTGAACAGGCGATCGCTACTTTGGAAGGTGGGCGATCGCTTCAAACTTGGAGCGAGAACAATGACTGTCAACGGAAATAATGAGAAGTTAGACATCTTGACTGAGCAGATCGGGCACCTGACCGAGACGATGACCCATCTCTCAAGCACTGTTGACCATTTGGCGCAGACCGTTGAAACGGGTTTTACGGAGCTGAAAACGCTTGTTCAAAAACAGTCGGAGACAGCGGATAAACAAGCTGATACGATCCGGTCATTAGCTGATAGCGTTGCTGTGCTGGTAGCGCAGCTCAACAAATAATGTTAGGGGTTTAAGGCTTTAATCAACCTCTTCGACCGCCGCGCCATGAGTGTTATGCGGGCTGTTCTTTCCTTCCCAGGGGCTACCTTCCCAAGGATCAAGCCCTCGCTCTGCACACCATTGCTTAAGAAAGGCAAGGTCTGCCCGAACTTTTGCGTTCTTCGCCTGTTTTTCAGCAGTCATCTCACGAATACGATCGGATAACTTCTGAAGGCGCTCTAAAAGCTCATCAGTCATGGCTTAACCCTCTAATTGCCGTGCTTGTCTTACCTGCCCATTCAAGGCTTTTTGCTGCATTCCCCAAACAAACAGGTTGGCAGCAGCATTGTCTTGGGTCAAAATGCGACGAGCTTCAGCATACCTTGACTCTGCAATGACGTAGTGCTGACGCAAATAAGCAGCCTCTTCCAGCCCGTCTCCAGTCTCGTAGTCAATGCCGATCGCTTTGAGCCGCTCTTTAGCTTTGCTCATGTCTTTCTTTGAGCTTGGATTTAGACCAGCATCCTTTAAGAGAGATGTCAGCGATCGACCTTTAGCTGTCTTGCCAACTACTAAATCGGTACCCTGCTCAATGAAAACGGTTTCTGGAGCTGGTGGTGCTAACTGAATTAGCTGTTCGCCTCTAGCTTCTGCCATCACACGTCGCCCAGTTTCCTCCCCCATCGTCGCAGTGACAGCAAAAAACGTCGTCTCACGATCGCGTTTCAATTTTTCAAGCTCTAACTCTAGTTCTAATTCTCTCAGTCTTTCATTTTGAGCGGGAACGACTACTTCTGCTTCCCTAGTTTTCACAGCGAAATACGACTGAGCGGAGGCAATTTCCGGCTTGCGTGGATCTCCGTTCATCGCAACTAAGTAAGCACCAAGTCGCGAAAGTTTGTAATCTTCCATCGGTCTACCCCCTAAAGGGTTTTTTCCGGTATCGCGGCTAAAGTGCTCTATGACTGGGTTTCCAGTGTTTTCACAGGCAAGCTTTGCACGGCTAATCACAGGGCTGAAATGCTTCCATTCGGAATAGCCAAGCAACGGCATCAATTCACGACCAGACCAATACTCATTACCTGCTTCGTCAATACGGCAGATTGAGTCAAAGAGATTAGAGGCTGCACGAGAAAGGTTAGGCATTAGCCCGCCTCCCCTGTCTTTCTATTTCAGCCTGAACAAGCTCATCAAAAGTACACCCGTATACAGCCATTACCTGCTGCATATGCACAGGAGTCATTCTAGGCACAGTCTTAAGCTGCTCCCAGTTTCGGACAGTAGACATCGCCACTCCTAGCTCTGCGGCGACCTCTTCAGCCCTTTTACCAGATCTGAGGCGTAGTTGCTTCATATTCATACCAATAGATTACTACGGCTAGTGTATCACATGTAAATGGTACGTTGTTAAAGTACCAAGCAGTTGACAGGTACTAACTAATTAGTAATAATAAGGCATAGAGAAACCGCTGCCCCTCCCGCGAAGAAAAAGCAACGGCTCTCTGAATCCATACACAAGGACTCCTGCTCATTATGACACCCGCAACCGCTCAAGTCTCTCCTGCTAAGCGCTTTACCAGCCTTCCTTTGTCCGCTCCACGCCCGATCGCTACTCCTCCGCAAGTCCGTCACATTGTCACCCTTATCAACCGACGCACTGAGGATGAGCGCACCCTGACCATCACGACCAAGACCGATCGCTTCACCGATGTGATCCGCGAGATTGCTCATCAGAAAGTGATCAACGGCTTGATGGGTTACGAGATTTGGGAAACCCTCTCAGAACCTGGCTTCTAACATCCTCTACTTGCTGCACGGGTGAGCCTCCTCACCCCTCCTTTACTCACTGCACTTTTAGAGGAATAGAACCATGCACCTGACCTATAAAGATGTTTTGCCGATTACGCGCCGTGCCTTTAACTTCACTCAGCGACTGCTCTACGCTCATTCTCAACCATACAAGGATTGGCTGATCATACCGACAGCCACACCAGAAGGGCGTTTTGCCTTCCGTGTCTTTGACCCCGATGGCATGGATTGGACTGATCCGTATGGCGAAAACTACGTTTCGCTTACTGCTGCCCTAGAGATGGGTGAGCACTACATCAACCTGCAACTGGCGGAGTTAGAGGAGTCGTTACGTGAATCAGACTAACCCCTACCAGTTTCCGCAACCGAAGTACAAAGCGGGTCAGCATATCCAGACTGAGTGGCGCACTGATGACACAAAAGAACTGGTGATCGAACAGGGCGTAATCATTGCGCTGACCTATACCGATTACGAAGCCGATCGGCATCATTACGAATCCGGCTTCACCTACCACGTGCAGTTTTACAAGCCGCGTGTCTTTGTTGATGACGTACCAGAGAACGATATTGAAATCATTGGAGACATTGCTATGAGCCAATCTACTGCTACATCGCGTCAGTACAAGTTTCCACAACCTAAGTTTGAGGAAGGTCAACATGTCCAGACCCCAGGAGGCAATTGCGGCGTGGTGTCTGCCTTTACCTACACGACCGACACAGAAGATTGTCGCCTTGAGCCTGGTTTCAATTACCGCATTGATTTTTATAAGCCTATTCAGATGAGCGATGTGTCGCACGAAAGCAAGCTCTTTCCACTAGATGAGAGAGGCGCGATGGAGCGTTTGATCATTGCCGTACCTGAATCTGTACCAGTGCCTAAGTTTCAACTCTTTGAGGAGGCTTTCTACGGCAAGCACAAAGGGGTGATTGTAGCGATGGCTTATGAAAATCCGTTTGAAGCGCTGCGGCATAACTCGGAACCCGGTTGGCGTTACGACTTAAGCTATTCGCTCAATCGGACTCCGCTAGAAGCTGTATCTGTCAGTGAAGATGACACTCTGATCTATGAAGACTCGCTAAGCCGTTGTAGCTGTTAGATAGCGCCATCATTTGGCAAATAAAAGCCCGGTAGATTCACGTCTACCGGGCTTGCACCTTTTATGGAGATAGAAACCTTATTTACCCAAATCCGCAAAATCCGGCTCAGCGCAAGACGGACCAACATTAGCGACGAAAGTTACTGCTGCTGGGTTACCGCTAGCAGGTTTTACTGACTGACAGAGCACGGCTAGAGTGGTAGCTTCCCCTTCTGTCGTGCCAGTCGTGAAGCCGATGCCGACACCACCTGTATACGCCCTTAGTGTAGTGGTGAAAAGGGGGTAGGCAACATTAGCGACAGCGGATTCAGAGGCATCTTGGATCGCGTAAGTGTAGTTAGTCGTCTCGGTTTTGATGCCTAAGCCCAATAACGAAACATCACTAGAGAAAGCGTTGTTTTCCAGAAAGTGAGCCTGTTGAGCACGGTTCATAGAACCTGCATAAGTCTTAGCTTCAGACTCTTTCGCTTTGTTTGCCTGGTTCAGGAAAGATGGCAGGGCGATCGCGGAGAGAATGCCGATGATGATGATAACAACTAGCAGTTCAATCAAAGTGAAGCCGTCGTCTGACTTTTTGATAGCGTTGATGAGCTTGAATTGAATTGGTTGCACAAGGAACTCCAGATTGGATTGAGTAGAACATTTACAAGGCACGACCTGCACCACTGTTGTAGTAGTACGAGAGGTCAACGTTGCCACCCTCAGAAGTTGGCAGGTCTTTGAAGAAACCCGTGTAGCGCATCCTGCCCCATAAGTTAGCGCCGTCTTCAGAGCGATACCCCAGCGTTAGATTCTGTGCCGTGTCGCCGTGCTGTATGGTGGTAGTTGCCTTATTGAATGCGCCTGCATTCACGCTAATGCCAATTTCGTTTGGGGAACCAGGCTTGTAGTAAATGGTGAGAAAATAGAACGTGCTAGAGGTAGCTCCACTAAAATTACTAGCCAAAACTGTTTGCGAAGTAGGCGCACCCGTTGCAATGTTATACAAAACATAAACAAACCGTGACCCGTCGAAGTACAAGACGTATTCAAAAATAGCATTTGAATAATTCGTACCCGGCACAAAACCCTTTTGAAGAATGAAGTAAGCAGTAGTTGAATTTAAATAAGCCCATGTACACCAAGTAAAAGCAGCATTGCCTACGGATATGTCGGCAGTATCAGCCCCGGTCAAAGTAGAGTTAGAACCCCCGCTTAGAGTGACATAATCGCCACTTGTAAAAGTTGCGCCTGCACCAGCATCAAGGTTAGGTGTACCCACAACCGCATTGCCATTACTTGTGAGGTTCCAATAAGCAGAAGGAGAACCAGCAGAAGGAACACTAGCAGCTAGGGTTGCGGGGGTAGCATTTAACCTGAGCACAGGTGCCACACCCGATCGCGCTACAGATGCATTCCGGCTACCACTCAACGCACTCAACCTGAGTACAGGTGCCACACCGGAACGAACCACGGGCAAAGCGTCAAAAGGATATTGAGGATTAGAGACTAGGCTAGTGATTTCGGCGCTACTCAGAACGCGGTTCCACATCGTTACGCAGTCAATCCATGTGCCAGCGAAGAAACCTGAGTTGGGCTGATTCAGTAAGAAACGATTACTGCCACCTGTCCGTACAATCAGCGGCTTACCTGTTGCTGTAACGGTTGTGAAATTAACACTATCAGTTAAGTTTCGGACAGCTAACCCTGCGGTGCCTGTAGGATTATTCCAAATTACTACGAGGTAGGTTTTGTTGATGCTGTACGATTCGCTTGTCTCTAGCCCCACATCTTGAGCCGAATCAAATAGCGCTACGTCTCCGTTGCCAGTCGTAGACGCATACTGGAAGGTGATTTTAGTGCCATTAAAGACAACCTGCATTTGAGTGGCACCAGAGCTTGTGTTGTAGTAGCACAACGGAATATAAGTGTAGCTAGAGCTTTGCGGTCTGAAAACAAAGGCTTGCGTAAACGATTTGTCGTCAATCCGCAGCGCTGTGCCAGTAGCAATGCTGATTTGCAGGAAAGAACCATAGACACCAGAACCAGCAGTGTCGCTACTGGTAAAGGCTTGACCGTTATAGCCAGTGACATAGGTAGGTGTTGCTGTTTGTAGGCTGCCAGCATTTTGATCAAAGTAGCGACAGATCCAATTATTCGTACTAATTGCATCATTGAGGCTGTTGTCAAGCTTCCAGGCACCGATCGCGCCTGTAGCCAGAGAGCTGCCGCCAATCACTCCGACACCTGAACCACTCAAGGCAGAAAGCCTGAGTACAGGAGCTACGCCCGATCGCGTAATTGTTGTAGCAGCTTTGCCACTAGGGGCAAACAAGCGAATGATCGGTGCCACACCAGAACGACTGATCAACGAACCGAACGAGCCAGAGATACTACTGAGTTGCAGGACTGGCGCTACACCTGATCGCATCACTGTAGGCACATAGGGCAGCACTGGCACAGTAGCGTTAGCGGGGATGGTTGCCAGCCAGATTAACTCACACCCCACAGTGGCGCGAGTGCGATCGTGCGAGAAGCTCAGCCCGTCAACTTGATAAACAATCGTGTCATACACCTTTGACCAAACACCACTGCTAAACACAAAGCGCGGTTCTCTGACGTGGATGACCGGGTAAGGGTTTTCATTGGTCAACCATTCGTCAGTCAGCCCTAGCAGGATTTGCGCTCCTTGTCTGCGTCCGACGAGATCCTCACCTATTTCTTGAGCGATCGCGCTTGCTTGCTCATTGCTGATCATCCAGGGGATTGAGATAAAGCGGCGACGGTCTTGCTGATTGGAACCTGCAAAGCTGCCAAATAACGCCACGCCGTCTAGCTGTCGTTCATTGCGTCCGTAGCGCTGTGGTCGCCGTTCAGCAGCAGGAGGGTTGTTTTGCCCACTGCCGCTCACCGTAGAAATTGGATTGGTTGTAGTGAGTCTGATTTTCTCGCTGACCGTTGCCGTATCAGGCACAGCATCAGGAAAGACATCAATCAGCGGTGCGGCTGGCGCTTGTGTGTACTCCCATTGCCCCGGTCTGATTTCGCGGTACGTCTGGATTTCACTCGCAGCAGGGACTTGGAAAATCACGCCTGCTGTCAATGGATTCACGTCAGGCAGAACGCTTGCCAGCATGCGGCTAGTGCGGCTTTCAATCTCGTCTACTACTTCTTTGGGCGTGTAGTGGTAGTAGGTGATCGTGCGAGTATCGATCGACGGACTAAAAGCCGCGTAATTTGCCTTCTGAGCAGTGCTTAAGCCACTCCAAAATTCGCTGGCTGCTACTCGAAACGGACGCACGATCGTTGTCTCGTCTTGCAGCAACTTCCCATTGCCGCAGACATTAACCTCGTAAGTCTTGATATTAGTCGTGCGGCGACTGAAGATGAGCGAATCATCACCTGGCGAATCGTCAGGTGCTAATAAGCCACGAGGCTCAAGTTCCTCGACTTCATGCAGGATTTGCGTTGCGTCCTGTGCGTCTCTAGTGCAGGTAATCCGAGTGACAAGATTAGAGCCAGGGGCATAAGTGATTTTGCAAACGGTTGTGTCTTGCCAGGTATCCGTGATGTCGTAGGTTGAGCCTTGCACGCGAATTTCTTCGCATGGCGTTTCTTGCCCAGCGACAGGCATATACTCAGCCTCGTCTTCTCCGATCGTCACTGTTAGCAACGGCGTAGCATTGACATCAGCACGATAGTCTACAGCGGTGAGATTGCCAGCAGGCGATCGCTTCTGCACCAGCGAGTAAAACCGGGCATAGGCAACCTCTCCTGCAACCGCTAAATAGCTGCCACTGTCATTAGAAACAGGGTAATAGAAAGGATAGTTTTCGATTGAGCCTTCCCATGTGCCCTGTACGCCTGCTTTTACTAGTAGCTTACGGACTACTTCACCAGGGCTTTGCACAATGCCAACATTGCTGAGAGTTGGATCTTCAGGGTCACACGCTAGCAAAGGGTTAGGGTTGGGTGCTGCATAATCTTTTAGCTTCAACCAGCAACCAACTTCTAGCGTAATGCGTGCATCTTGGGGTTGCGGTGATTTTGGCGGTAAAGGCTCCTTAAGGATGAAGAGTTCACTGAAGCGATGGTCAATCCATGCCCCGCTGCTATTTAAGACCTGTACACGAAAAAACTGCCCGCGACTCCATAAAGCACGGGGAATGATGCCGCCCCCAATGTCATAGTTAAGCCTGGGGTTAAGCAGCGCTACATTGTTGTCTAATGCTGTCAATACTAATGTGCCGCTGATTTTGGCTAAGCCACCGCGATCGCGCTTGTCAAAGCCTGCTGCTAAGGTGACAAAGGCTTCATCAAACAGGATCTCATCCGGTCCTACTAAGATTCTAGTTTTAACAGCAGTAGCGTTTACCATTACGCAGGCACGACCTTATACTCTTCAAACGCTAAGTCAATGATGACTTTCCCACCTTCCTGTGCAAAAGTAGGTTGCTTAGAGAACCACACATCAAACTGTGCGAAATACTCAGTTAGTCCATAAGTATTTGTGGTCACAGTATTAAAGGGAGACGGCGCTACAGCACGGGTACGGGTGCCCAGTTCATTAAAGCTTTGATACGCATCAATGAGCCTGATTTGTGCTGCCTGTTTTTTCACAAACAAATCGTTGTGAATGTCATACATTGCTTGCACAACGGGCTGAAGCGCGATCGGTGCTAATACTTTCAACGTCCACACATGAGGTTCTGGCAGGAAACCGCCATATTTCACAGGGGTATTGTAGGCACTGCGTTCAATCCCCGGCGCTTCTGCCCTCACCCGTGGGAAGCTGTCCTGTTTCGCAAAAATAACTTCCCCAGATCCGGCGTAAATTGGCATGGTGATGCCTGCAATACTAAATGATATGTAATTGATCGCCATTAGATATTCGCGTTAACAGGCAGTTTGGAACAAAACTCAGTATGAGTCTATTATGCCCTTCGATCCTGAAACTGCTTGCTCTGCTTACGATTAGCAAAATGCCCGTAGATCATTGATCTACGGGCTAAAGGCTTCTCAACAAAACCAATCCTAGCAGCCGCACCGACTCAGCGAATCCTCAAAAATCAGCGTGTCATCTTCACTGACAGAAACAGCTTCCAACGGTGTGCATCCGAAGGAAAAGCTTAAGTCATAGCGCCATCCGGTCTGTGAGTCCTGCCGTAGTGATTCATAGGGATTTTCATACGCCATCCCCACGATCGTACCCTTGTACTTGCCATAATATGCCTCCTCAAACAATTGGAATTTAGGGGTAGGCACAGAAGTAGGGATGGCAATAATCAAGCGCTCCATGACACCTCCTTTATCCAATGGGAAAACTCTGCTCTCGTGCAGCACATCGCTGATCTGATGCGGCTTGTAGAAATCAATGTGGTAATTGAAGCCTGGATCAAGCCGACAATCATCCGTTTTAGTTGTGTAGGTGAAAGCGGCAATGATGCCACACTCACCCGATGATGATTGGATGTGCTGCCCTTCTTCGTATTTGGGTTGTGGGAATTGGTAAAGGTTAGTCTGATTCACGTACCATCTCCTCTAAATCAGCCAAATGGACGTTGACCCAGTGTTGCGCCATTACTAAGGCAGCTTCAGCAGAGCAGTACGTTTCGCCGTACATATCCTCGTGCCGATCGCCATCGGGATCGAACACCACAAAAGCGAAACGACCATCAGGCGTGACGGTAGGGACGATTAGCCAATCCTGATAAGTCTCAGCGTGGCTATAGAGCAGGCGTTGCGTCAGGTTGAAACCAAAGCGGGTGATTTCGGATAAGTCTTCGTAAAGTAAGTGCATCGTTCTAAGTCCTTCTAAAAGTGCAGTGGGTAAGGAAGGGGCTAGGTGCCCCTGTTGCAGCAGGTAGAGGATTAGAACCGTGCAGCGTGACCTCTGCGCCAGCCATTCATGTAGTCAGCGTTGCTGTAAAGCGAACCACGTAAACCCAGGTTGTTAAACCCATCGCGAAAGCCAGCACTTTCCATTTCATCAGGCGATATCTGACGGGCACGGACAAGAGCAAGATTAAGACTCGGATCAGAGGAGCCGTAGAGAATGGTTGCGGTTTCTACGGTCTTGGAAGGGGTGATTGCTTGAGGCATAATAATGAAGTCTGCTAATAAGTGGACTGAGTGGGAGGGCGGTTAACTTTGGTCGGTGAGCCGCCTTTCCTTTGTCCACTATATCTATTTCTATGCAGATAGTCAACTATTTATAAATGGGTATATGCTTAATTACATAAGGGTTCAAAACCTTTGTATCAACCTGTTAACTGGAGGTGTGTAGAAAGATGAGAGTCATTTTCATGCGAAAAGAGATCCTTCAGGATCGACTAAAGCAATTAGGGTGGACGCGGTATCGTCTCACTCAAGAATATTGCCGTGTCCGTGGTGAGCCTACTACGGCAGACTCTGTAAAGCGCTATGAGGGGACTGTTAAAAGAGCGCTAGAAAATCCTAACCGCTCAAGCACTGAAGTTATTGAGGCGTTGGTTAAAGCGCTCGACGGTGAGCAAGTAATTAAGTGGAACAATCGGGAAGAGATTGTCACTGGTCAGGAAGAGGTCAAAGTTGGCTAATAAACACCCTAGTATTTAGGGTGTTAAACCAAAAATAAAGACTAATAGATTAATAAAATTCAACCAGCGGTAAAATGACTGACTTTGACACGGCTAAATTCTTTGTGGGAGATCTATGCCCTCACAATCATTTTTGGCAAGGTGAACCGCGATCGTTGCGTTACACAAAAGATCGTGGCTGCGTTGAGTGCAAGAAAGCTTATCACCAGCGCAACAAAGAACGCATCCTAGCCAAAAAGTCTGAATACCACAGAGAAAACATTGATAGCAGGAAGGCTTACAATAAGCAATACATTGACAAGAACCTAGAGAGGATAAAGGCTCAACAAAAAGAGTATCGTTTAGCGAACAAAGATAAAATTACAGCTAGAAGCATTGAATACAGGAGAAAAAATAGAGAAAGAAAGCTTGAATACATGCGTCGATATTACGCATTGAACAAAGACAGAATAAATGAATACAGCAGAGCGTATCATCATCGAAACGCTGACAGAAACAACGCCTATAAAAAAGCTTGGCATAGAGCAAATAGGCAGCATGTTTTAGATCAGAAAAAACTGGATCGAAAGCTGAATCCACAGAAGTATAAAGAAAAAGACCGGGAAAGGTATTCCAAGCACAGAGAGACTTGTCTAGCTAGAAATAAAGCTTATCGGCAGACAGAAAGGGGAAGACTGGTACGAAGGCAACTTGAAAGAAAGAGAGAGGCGGTCAAGAAGGGCAACCATAGCGCCAAATACATCCCTGAACAACTATTGTCGCTTCGTCAAGAGTTCGGCAATTTATGCGCTTATTGTCAATCGGGCGGAGCCAAAACTATGGATCACTTCATACCAGTCAGCAAGGGCGGATCTGATGTTTTAAGCAATTTACTCCCTTGTTGCTGGTCGTGCAACAGCAGCAAGCAGGATAAAGACCCAAAAGAATGGTATTTTAGTCAGTCGTTTTCTCAGAAAAAGCGGTGGGCTAAAATTCTAAAAGTGCTAGGAAAGACGGATAGCAACTACTTGGTACTGCCTTTGTTGTGACTTGTAAATAGCATGGTAGATGATTTCTCTAGCGCTATTTCTTGGTGTAGTACATTGCCGCAAAGACAACCCCTAAAATGATTAGAATTATTCCTGCTGGAGGGAACACAAGAAGCATTAAAACGCCAAGCCCACCAAAGATAAATCCCATCCGGTTGTACTGATCTGCCTGTTGGGTGGATCCCTGTTTTTTGAGGTCTGAACTAAGTTCTGCCAAGTCTTTGACATACATCCATTGATCAAGGGTTGGGTTATAAATATAGTCGCTTGGCTTAACACTGCCATCCCTAAGCCATTGTCGCAGCGTTTCAATGTCAGGCACTTCTATTTCTTTATCGCTCTGCTTGACCCTGAAAACCTTTAGCTGGCTCACTTCTGAGACTTGTATCCGCGCTAACTCCACCCGATCGCTCCACGCTGGCACATCCTCACCCGTTAGCTTGCCGTAGACAACAAGACTACTTACGTTTGCTACTCCTAACCCTTGCACTCCTTTGACAATAAAAGGGACGATCGCTCTCTGCTCAGGCACCGTCGCTCCTTCAACCATGACGTGCAAATAGCCATCGGCAAGTCTAACTTTAGCGACGAGTTGTTGGGGCTTGAGCGATCGGTTAATCAATGCTGCTATAGCTTGCGGGTTGCCTTGTCTGGCAGCAGTTAGCACTTCCTGTGGGGTCATAACTAAGTTTGTGGAGGATGTTTAAACCATTCCTCTACCTTAGAGAAAATCCGCACGAGGACAATAAAGATTTTGCAAAGGTAGCATTAGAGGTTAACAACAATGCCGCTAACCTCTGGAAGTACGTCAAATGTTGGCATTGGAAACTTGTTGGGCAGAAATGTCTGAGTAAATCTTGGCTGCATCATTCACGGGTGACGGACTAGAAACTGTGAGATTCGGTCTACCCATTGCTGAACTGATGACATTAATTAACTGATCGAGCTTGCTAGAGACATCACCGCCTCCAGAACCACCCACAGCACCGCCGCCGAGTGATGGTATAGGTTTGTCTGCCAGTCCGCTGCTACCCAGTGGTGGCGCGTTGTTCATGCCTGCACCAATGACAGTTGGACGGAATGATGTATCAGCGATCCCATTGCCAGCGATCGCGGGTCTAATAGCCGTATCAAGTTGACCGTTGCCTGCGATCGTCGGTCTGATCGCGGTGTCTGCCATGCCGTTACCGGAAATCGTCGGTCTAATGGCAGTATCGATCGCGGCGTTGCTCATCTCTTGAGCAGGTTTCTTGATGCCCGACGCTGTGACTCCAATCAGCGTGATGAGAGCGCCTAGCCCTGCCAGTAACTGACCAATCCCGTCCGCTGAGCCACTACCGGACGGTGCAAACGCTTCAGCCCCACGTTCGCCCACTAAGTACGGCTGCCCAGCGTTGACGGGTCCACCTGTGGCGCGGGCTTGAATTGCCTGCTTTGCCCCTTGCATATTCTGTCCGCTCAGTATCGTGGCAGTCTTAGAAGCGTCGATAATCTCGCCTGACACTTTTGGAATAAAGAGTTCCTGACCTTTTTCACCAACGACATAGGGTTTGCCTGCCTGAACGTCGCCGCCTTTGGCGCGACCGGGAATACTACCTTGCATTCCTGATTTGATAAGCTGCTCAATGAATGAAACGTCATTATTAGCGCGTCGATTCTGATCTTGCCCTTCAAATTGTTCTCTTGCCGTCTCTTGGTTTAACGCCAGAACTTGACGGCTATTTTGCGCCATTTCTTTTTGATTTGCCAAGCCTTCCAGCGCTGTCTGAATTTGAATGTCAGCCACCTTAGACATATTGTTGGCGATCGCAAGCGACATTTGAGCGATCGCCATCCCCTCTTTATCACCTGACTTGATCGCTGTGGAATAGTCTTTAACTGCTTGGAGCTTGGCACGATCGGCATCGAGTTTATATCGCTGCCCCTCAATCACCAGTAACTTTGCTGCTATTTCTTGCTTGCGGATATCAAACTCAAGCGATTTTTTAGAAAGCTCAGCCTCTTTCTCGCGGGCACCTCTTTGCTTATCAGCAATGCTGTCTTCAATCTTCTGCCGAGCCAGTAGAATTTCGTAGGATTTTGAGTTGGCATTAACGCCACTAGCGCCAGACTCGTTTAACTGCTTGCCGATCAGTGCTTTTAGGCGCGGATCCATCTTCGGATCGCTTTCCACTCGATCTTGCAAACCGACGAGTCGATCGATTTTGTTTAGCTGCGTCGTGTCACGGGCGATCGCTAAGTCAGATTGAGCCTTTGCTAACGCCCCCTGACTCTCAAGTAATTGCTTGGAGCGATCGAGCTGATCCGTCTCTAATTTGGCAACAGCTTCCAGTGACTTGATACGTGAGTCTCGTAACTGCTGCTGCATCTGCACCTGACGCTGTGCTTGAGCCAGTTGAATATCGGCTGTTTCTTTATTTAGCCTTTGCTCTTCTAGAATGCCTTCTTTCCGTGACCTGCTACCCTCTGCCACTAACGCTTTGTTGTCCTCTATGGCTTTGCGGTTGAGCGCTAGAGTCGCTACAGAAGTGCCCTGCTCAATCAGTGTTTGCGATCGCCCTGCTTGAGCTTGAGAGAATTCGCCAGCGTCGGGGCTGTTAAGGAGATTACCTTGTAAAGCCGTAGTTTGCTGAGTTTGAGCGAGGGCGATCGCGGCGGCAGCGCTTTGATTGAGAAAATTAATCTGCTCAATCTTTTGCCTGGTCGTTGCTTCAATTTTCTTCGCGTATGATTCCTCAAGCGATGCCGCTGCCTCTGTCCCTCTTGCTCTTGCTTCAGTAAGCTTGTCCCCTAGTGCTAGTTCATCATCATGAAACTTTTTAGCGTTGATGCGGCGCTCCTGGTAAAGCTGCTTATTGCGCTGCATCTCTCGCTCAACGTTGACAATGGCTTGACCCGCAAGGTCTTTTTGAGTTTTAGCTTGACTGATGCCCAAATCTGCATCGGCTACACCCGCTTCGGCATCGCTAAAGAAAACATTCTTCGCCTTCTGCATAGTCAGCTTTGCCCTTTGGGTGGCAAAATCCGCATTAGCCAGCGCTTGCCGTCTACTCAATGCGCTAGCTTCAGCCGCAGTGACTTTCTGAATCTGCTCAATGCGCTTGCGGTTAATGGCTTCAATACGTTTGCCCTTGGCTTCCTCGATTTGGGCTTCGGCTTCAGCACTTTTCGCCCTCGCCTGTGCCACCTGAGTAATTAAGTCACGCTCCTGATTCTTGAAGTCAATCTGATCAATTTTCCCTGCCTTGTAGTCTTCACGTAGTCGGCTCAAGGCAGCGCCAGAGTTAGCCAGCCCAGCCCCTGCACTTTGTTGTTGTGATTGGGCTTGGCTCAGTCCTAAATCTGCTTCTGCTACGCCTGCATCAGCGTCAGAGTAATATTGATTGCGCGATTTTTTAACGTTGATTGCTGACTGGTCTTTTCTCAGTTGAGTATTCCGGGTTAACTCAACCCGCGTAGCATAGGCAGCATCATTTGCATCTGATCTCTGTCTGAGATTAGCGGCTAACTGTCGTTCGGTTTGCTGCTGCTGTAGTTTGGACTGGTCAACCTGTAGTTGCTGTGCTGGTAACTGGTCTTGTAGATCTTTGAACTCTGCTGTAGACTCGATAGCTTTTTTAAGCTGTGGATTAGACGCTTGCCCTGCTTTCAGCTTTAATTCTGCTGCGCCCGCATTCGGATCAATACCAGCAGCTTTGAGCGTACTTGTAGCATCGATCGATTGCAAATACTGTTGTTTCTTCGCAAGCTCATCTTGGCTAGCGCCAAGCTTTTGCTCTACCCCTTGCGTGTCAAGTTGCGCTGTTTTTTGCTGCGCCTGTTCTGAATTCAAACCACCAGTTAATTGTTGTTTTAGTACATCCGATTTACTGCCTGACACTGATGCATCGATCGCTTTTTGTGCGTCTTGGGCTTTAGCGGTGGCAAGATTCCATTTATCAGCAAAATTAGCGGCTAAAACTGCCGCCTCAGACAGTTTGCGGTTGTACTGTGTTTGGACGCTTTGAGCCTTTTCCAGTAGTTTGATCGTAGCTTCGTATTCTTCTGTGGGTAAGCCTAGTTCTTTAGCTTGTTTGACAGACTCTCTAAAATTCTTCAGCGCCGAGTCAATTTGGGCTGATTGCTCCAAAATGGGTGAAGCTTGCTTGTCTCGCTGCTCTGATAATGCTTGCCGCTGCTGGCGCAACACTTCTAGCTGATTCTTGTCAGCATTGGGCTGCATCTGTAATTTTTGGCGTTGCATGTCGATCGCTTTCATTTGATCGTCAAGCGCTTTTACTTTGGCGATTTGAGCATTCATGCCACTAGCGTCAAAGGCTTTAGCAGCCACGTCCTGAGCAGCTAACGCTTGATCACCTAAAGATACTTGCTGATCGAACTGTTTTGATTCTGCCAGCGTGGTCATTCGCCCTAGACCAGTAAGCCCCATCTTTTCAACTAAGTTGTTGCGAATTTTAATCGCATCATCTGTTTTGAACGACTTACCGAACATCCCACCCAATCCAAGCGTTAAGTCAAAGCCTTGCGAAGGCAAATCTTTTTTGTCGTTACCGATCCCAGCGACTTCACCTCTAGCGGCTTTTGCCGCTTCCTCTATGCGCTTCAGCCCGCTAACTGCCTCGTCTGTAAACTTGTTAAACTGTTTGGTGTTTTCATCAGGGGTGAACTGCCGCATCAGAGACTGCACAGACTCGATCGCGGCTGAAAAAAGCAGAAATTTAGCCGCGATCATGACTGATTGTTCAATCATTCGGGCTGTTGTGGCATTAAAGATTACGCCAAGTGACGCAACAGCCGTGCTACCAGTGATCGCCGCTGTTGCCATTCCAGTCAGTCGGACAATCAGATTGCCGCCAATATAAGCAGCAGTTATAGCAATGATTGATCCCAACTTTTCCATCGCTCCTGCCAGTAAATCGACAGCAATCGTAGCAGTATCTAATCCCGCTTTTTGAGCTGGCTGAATAACCAAACCAAAAGCTTCCTGAGCACGTTGATTGGCAGCATTGAAGCGATTTTCGGAAGATTGGACATTTTGAGAAGCTGTTTTTGCAGAAGCACCATAAGCAATCTGTAGCTGTCGCCCAAATTTAGGGATAAATTCTTCTGCTGATAACTGACCTGATTCAGTAAGTTTTGCTAATTCTTTTTCAGTGATCCCCATAGCGTCAGCAGCCGTTTTCATCACGCCTGTCAAGCCTGCGTCTCCTAGCTGTCCTTTTAATTCCTCCATCTGGACGGAACCCTTAGAAGCCATGTCACTTAGCGCTTTCATGACTTGCGCCGTTTGTTCGCTAGTTAGCCCTAAAACTGTTGCAGCTTGAGAAACACCCGTAATTGTTTCTTTGACAGCAAAACCTTCTGCCGCTGTGCCCTTGGTTGAAGCTGCCAGATTCTTGAAACCCTGCCTAGTTGATTCAAGTGGGATGCCTAAATCATCAACAGTCTTGTCGACAAACTTAAAGTCTACTCCTGCCTGTGCAGCGCTACCACTGGCAAAATCTAGCGCTGTCTTGAAATTATTCAAATTACGGGCGGCAACCAAAGATTGATCAACGATTGGCTTGAAAATATTGACAGCGGCTATGGTTAGACCAATTGCTCCTACGCCTTTCACAATCAATCCAAAATTACCAAGAATGCCTTTGACAGCCCTATCAGCAAACCCTGGCAACTTGGACAAAATACCTGGAATCGTATCGATTGCAGACTCAACAATCTTTGGTATAAAAATACCTAGTTGCTGCAACCCTTGTTTAAATGATTCAACGTAGCTAACGGCATTCTCTAAAGCCTCAGCCTTCAGGCTGCCTGTTGCTTGAGGCGATCGCGCTACTGACACCTGACTACCAAGACCGCCGAGTGCTGATTCTTTGAGCGCTCCAAACGCATTACCGATCGCGCCTAGTGGATTACCAATGGCGTTACCAACCGACTGTTTCGCCTGAAGTGCTTTGACAAAGAAGTCAACCATCCGCTGATTCGGCTGCGCTTCCTGGATAGGCTGTGGCAGCGCTTCACCACTACGCACGCGAGTCGCAACATTGCTGAAGACTTTCGGTGCTTGCGTCTCAAACGCATAAGCGTCAGCTTCGGTCCGGGCGATCGTGCGTTGGAAATTCTGAGGCAGCAATCCGCCTGCCTGCTGATTGGCTACTTGAGCCGATCGCATGGCGTTGTACTGCATCGATCGCGGTAGCTCCTGGATCGGTGCCAAGGCTACGCCAGGTTGAGCAAAGCCTAGCGATTGCTTAGCAATGCTGGAACGCCCAAAGTCAAACTGGAAGGCATGACGGGATTCGTGGACAACATCCTTAATTGCTTCTTGCTGTTTCTCAATCTGATCCACCGTGCCGCTGAGCATCGCAGCGACTTCTTTGGTGATGATGATCTGATTATTTTTGATGTTGTACAGTGCCCTAGCACCAATGGCTTGCAGCTTGGCATCATCGACTACCAGTTTAGGCAAATCACCGGGCTTGATTGTGACCTTAGAAAGTTTTGCCGCTTCCTGTACTAGCAATTGATAGGTTTGATCAGTCGTTAACTTAAGCTGTTGAGGCAGACGTTCTACTTGCTTCTGCGCTTCTCTTGCTGCTGCCTGCACCTTGGCAGCCATTGAAGGTGGTTGTGCAACGGGCGTAGGCTCTTTGATATAACGTTCTTCTAGAGCATCCATTGTCTTATTCAGACCTGACGCGATCGCTGCTTTAGCTTTCTCAGTGTCAGCTTTCGCTCGGTTGATCAAACCGCCTAACAACCCTTGCTTGGGCTGATCGCCAACTCGTGCTAATTCTGCAACGTCAGGTTCTAAAACTCGCTCTCTAGCATTCACAATACGAGGCACCGTAGCCATTGCCACAGCAGCACCTTTGAGCGGTATTTTGCCTAGCAGTCCTGCACCGGGCACAACACCATTCAGCGCTGATAGCCCAGCATTAGCCGCCATTGCTGAAACATTGCCAATGGCAAAACCAGTCAAGTCGCCTGTGAGGTTTGCGCCCATTTCTTTCTGGAACGCCGCACCACGCATCCCGTTTAGCGCTGCTCGTGCAATCTCCTTAAACTGCCTACCAGTACTAGACTGATAAGCCTTGAACACTTCAGCCGATGCTGCGATCGCCTGACGCGCTACCAATGCCCCGACCAAATCGCCTGCAAGACCAGGGACAACGCCAAAGTTATTGCCTAGCTGAGAAGCGGCAAACCCAGCCGTATTCACTGCTAAATCAGTAGCGATCGCTTTTGCTTTGGGTGTACGCGCCGTCTGCGCCAAATTGCCACGAATGGAACCAACAGGTTCAGCATTAAAGGATTTTGCTAAAGCGCCTGTAGCGTCTCTCAGTGTTTCTCTAGGCGATCTTGCTAGCCCTTCAACATCGGCTGCGTTAAAGTTGGTTCGCAGTGACTCTAAGCGTCCGCGCGTCCTGCCTGCTTGCAAGCGAGTATCAGGAGACTGCGAAGCGCGTAGCTTTTCAAGCTCTGCTAAGGTGGCATTGATTTCATTGTTTGCTGCTGCGGCAATCTCTTCACGACGCTTGCCTTGGGCATCAACAAAAATACGTAGCGAATCATTGATGCGTTTCTCGGCGTCTTTAGTAGCCGCGATCGCCTTTTTCTCTTCAGCCGACTGCGGCAATTTTTTGATCGACTGCCCACCCTTCGGACCCGTTTGCACCAAAGGCGCGATCGCATCAAACGCTTCACGCACGGACCGGGCATCGGCTTCTAGTAATTCTTTGACTAGCCTGTCTTTTGTACCTTTGCCAGCACCACCAGAAAGACTGGAGACTTCCTTGAGTATTTCGGTGTTATAGCCACTAATGATCGAGCGATCGAGCGGTTTCGTTTGCAGTGGTTGCGCCATCTGTGGGGGAGGGATGGCAGCCGCTTCTACGATCGCCTGCTCACGCTGTCTTGCTTTGAGTGCGGGTGCCGCTTGCTGCTGCGTGCCGAACGCCTGATACAGCATTGTTTCAGCTTCAGCCAGTTGCTCATCATAGCCAGCAAGTGTCTGATCAAGATTGCCCGTGGCTTGCTCCATCAGCAATTGCAGCTTTTCACGGTTGATCTTAATTTTGGCAATGACCGTTTTATAGAGTCCTGTTTTCAGGTAAAAGTCAGAACCTTGCATTGCTGCCATGAAATCATTGGCTGCCGCCTCCATGTCCTGCTCAACCGACTTCATCTCAAACGCCACAGCCGATTTTAATTCGGCAGGAATCTGGCGCTTGATATTGAGTTGCTTGAGGATTGCCCCTTGCGTGTCATCAGCACTGAGGTAGCTCGATAGTTTATGCCCCTTACCACCCTCAGCATGAATCTGAGCATCCTTTGCGCCTGACAACCTAGCGATCTTAGATAATGGGTCACCTTCACCTAAAACCGTTTGAAACTGTTCTTTCGTAGTGCTGGCAGTGCTGCTAAAGCGCGGTGTACCAATACCAACGGCGCGAACATTATCAACGTTTGCCGCATTGAGTACTTCAGAGGATTCTCTAGCAGTAAAGCCACCTGCTGAATAACCCGCAATGCCGATCGGTAAGTCTGGATTTTCCCGACGCACCGCGATCGCCTGCGCTGCTGCCTCAATAGCATCTTTGCTAACTACGAGGTTTTGCATGACGATCTTGTTGATCGCTTCAGCAAAGAATCTGAGCTTACCTTCACCCAAATTCACTGATAAATCAGTAGCCTGGTTTTCAACAGGGATAACGGGATTCCGCTCACCCGTCAGCAGTTGCAAGCGTTCAGCGACAGGAATACTGCTTTTACCTCGTTGCGCCTTATCTTCATTGCCAGCAAAGCCACCAATCCCAAACACTACAGAATCAGCATTGTCGTATTTTGGTGCTTCAATTTGTTCTGATCTTGCCTGCGCTGTTTTGGCTGCTTCCTTAACTAAGCGCTGCCGCCTGTCTTCAATACCTTCCAGCGGTGTAGCAGCAATATCGGCAACCGCTCCAGCAATACCCTGGAGATTGCCGACCTGGACACCCACCCCTTTAAGCCGCAGCAGGTCGTCAATGAGTTTGCCGATCTGGGTTTCAAGAACACTGAATTTGCGATCGAGCGTTTTGGTATCAATGATTTCATTGAGGAACTCAGTGGCTTGCGCTACTTTAGGCTTTAGCCCTGCCAGACCTTCTTCAATGCCTAACCGTTTGACAAAGCGATCGCCTGCAAACTTGCCAGCCTTGCCAAACCCAGCACTAAATTTCTCGCCTAGTTTATCTAGTGATGTGCCTAGCTCAGCTTCGATATTCTTGATAGAGCCTTCTGTAAACTTGCGGGCATAGGTAGCACCTACGCCTTCCTGAAAGCCTCGAATCGTGTTTTGTAGCCCACCTGTAATCGGTGCAAACAAACCCGATCGTGCCTGTGCTTTCTTCGTGCCTTCAGTAACTGCCTTAGTTAAATCCTCTTCTAATCCTTTAGTGTCTAGCTCAACCTTGCGGCTAGTATTTGATGGCGTGTCAGCACTGACTGTGACCTGTAGTGATCGCTCTAGCCGTGCCCTGACTTGCTCAACATTGCTACTGTTGATTGTTAGCGTAGCTCTCAGGTCAAGCGTGGTAGAAGTAGTCTGACTGATTTCGTGGGCTACCTGTAAGCGATCGACCTTGACACCGATGGCAATTGTAGGCTTTTGACTTTCAGTTTGTCTGATCTGATTTTGTAAAACCTTGGCATCAAAAGTAGGAGCAACTTTTAGCGATCGCTCCAAGTCTTTACCCATTGCCGCAGTCTGGTTTTTGATACTGGCAAGAGAGCGATCGAAGTTATCTGTCTGTAGCCCCAACTCAAGATAGAGAGATCCAAGTGAGGTCAACTGTCACCTCCGATCAGCTAAAACAACAGGACTCCTGCACTCTAATGAGGTCGAGAGTCGGGAGGAATGCGGATCTGGCGGAGACACGGAGCCGGACAATAATTCACCGGGCATACAGTTGTACTCCTGTTTCTGATGAGGTAGAATAGGGCTATGAATCAAGTCCTGACTGTCTCCTGCAAGCTCAAGGTATCCGAATCGCAAGCTATAAAACTTGCTGCGACACTGAACGCTTTTGGGCAGGCGTTGAACTGGGTGAACCAGAACACACCTGAGAAGATAGCCAATGCGGTCAAACTGCAGTCCCTTTGTTATTACGAAGTCCGCGCTCGTTTTGGTCTGTCGAGTAATTTGGCTCAACAGGTCTGTAGGCGGGTAGCAGGTTCTCGCAAGGTCGCCAAACAAAAGCACCGTCCGGTCAAGGCGTTCAAGCATAGCTTTGCGACCTACGACGCTCGGATCTTCTCGTTTCGAGAAAAGGACTGGACGGTTTCGCTCACTACTGTTGATGGTCGTGAGCGGTTTGAGTTGGCAATTGGTAACTACCAACGGGGAATGCTGGCAGACGCTAACCCCAAGTCCGCCACACTGATCAAGCGACAGGATGGTTCTTACTACATCCAAATTTGTCTGGAGTCGGAGCCGCCAGAGCCGCAAGACGGTGGCGATATTTTGGGTGTGGATTTGGGGCGCACTGACATTGCTCATACTTCTGAGGGTCAAACCTGGGAAGGTCAGAGTATCAACAAGGTGCGTGACCACTACACCAACTTGAGAGCGAATCTCCAGCATAAAGCCAGTAAAGGCACACGCAGTACACGCCGCCGAGTGCGTGAACTGTTGCAACGGTTGTCTGGTCGTGAGCGTCGTTTTCAAAGCTGGTTGAATCACAACATCTCGAAAAGTCTTGTTCAAACCGCCAAGTCCAAACAAGCCAGCATCGCGCTGGAAGATTTGACAGGCATTCGTGAGTGCACGAACCAACAACCCCGCAACAAAACCGAGCGCAGACGGTCGAACAGTTGGGCATTCAACCAACTGAGACTGTTTATTGACTACAAAGCTTTGGGAGCAGGGGTAAAGGTCATCATGATCAAGCCTGCCTATACCAGCCAAACCTGCCACCAATGCCTGCACATTCACCCCGTCAAAAGGGAGTCGTACAGGCACGGTAAGCGGTTTAAGTGTGGTCATTGCGGTTGGCATGGTGATGCGGATTTGAACGGGGCGAAAAACATTCAAAGAATCGGGTTGTCGGTAATACAGCCTGGAGGCTCCTGGTTATCTTGCGAGATCGCTGGCGGGCTACTGAAACTTCCTGGGCTTTTGGAAAGCCCGCGATGCACTGCCTAAGCGGTCAGCATTGGGAAGACGTTACCGATTCCATCTCGCCTAGCAACTCACTAGCAGCACCAATTACTTGCACAGGTATCAGCCCTTGAGCCTCTAACCCTAAAAAAATCCGCGCCGTTTCCTTGGACACGCGGCGACGATCGCGTGTCTCGCCAACAGCATCAGGGAAAGGTAGATATTGAATCCAGGTTGTTTGCACTTCTCTACCTTTACCACCGTTCGCTTTTTTCCAGGCATCCACTAATTGATCAACGCCTGCCCACCCGATCGCGTTAGTCTTCGCTGCGATATTCGCGTCTAACTGTCGCTGCTTTTCGTAACGCTCTAGGAACCAAAAGATCAGCCAATCGGGGCAGTTTCCAAAGTTCTCGTAATTGGCAAGCCGTTCGTCTCTGATTCCGTAGGTGTGGACTCTACCGAAGATGTCATCCCAGTCAATGCAGGCTGATCTGTAGTAGGTTTCAAGATTTTGCTTTTGCTCTGAGACTTTCCCTCACGCTTTGGCTCCTCTTCGCTACCTTCTAGCTGTGGCTTATCAGTCAGCGTCTCTAGCTTTGGCTCCACAAACTGACCGGACTCACGCAGATAGAAGTTATAGATTGATTGAATCTGTGAGTCGCTACCATCGGCATTCTCTAGCGATAGTTCCTTGGTATGTTCGATCGTCCAAAATGGATCGCCCATTGCATAGGTCTTGCGATCGCTGTTGAGAAGAAAGCCAGCCGCGCCGACTGGCAAGACTGTATCAATCTGAGCAATGCCGATCGAACCATCCTCAGCATCGTAAGGTTCAGTGATGGATACCTTTAATTGGTCAAACTTAAACACAGCACCGACGCTGATTTCATACCACGGCTCACGCACGTAGAGTTTACGGGCTTTACCTTCTACTGGTTCAAGTAGTGTCAAGTCATAGGCAACCCTGAAGCGCATCATCAGTGTGGCTGCTAGCAGTGGCAATTCAGCCGCTTCAGCCGTCAGCCCAAAATACTCGGTTTTTTGTTCCAGGTTTAGGTAGGAAAGTGGATTGACTTCGATCGCAGTGCCCTTTTCTTTGTCATCAGGAAAGATGAGCGATCGTGCTTGCTCTGAAGTGATGCCTTGGCGTACCGCTAGGGTTTCGATCGCTTCTAGAATTAACGCATTAATCCGGGCTTGTTTGCGTTGTTTTTCCTGAATGGAAACAGGTGATGTGTTTGGGTCAATGCTGCCAGTGCTGACAAAGTAGACGATCGCGCCATCGGGCATCGTCACAACAGGTCGGATTTCTTGTTTGAGTGAGGCAAAGGGTGAACGGCTACGCATGGTTTATTCTCAGGAATCAAGAAAGGGCGCGGATTTTAGGGAGACAGCGTGAAGCAGGAAACTATTTGGTAGCGGGCTTAGCAGGTTCCACGGTTGGCAATACAGGCTCTTCGCCAAACTGTGAGACACCGACTAGCGGAGTGACAGCAGGAACATCACCGGGCTTGGCTGCCGCTTTGATTTCAATCAAGGACTTTGCCATCGCATCAGGTAGTTCAAACTCGGCACCGGGCTGATGCACAATGCCTTTGTCGTCAGAGCAAGCGGTAATCGCAACGAGTTTCATAGGAGTTTCTCCACGTCGATTTGTAGGTTGTCGTTAGGGCTGCTGAGCAGCGTTGGCGTTTGATTGCGTTGAATCTGAGGCGCGATTTTGATGATGCAAGTTTTTTGGAACTGTGGGTTGTAGAGCGCGATCGTGGGTGGCAGATTCCCAGCGAAATAAAGCAAACCCGCCAACACGCGACGCGCTGATACCTCGCAATTGCAAGCGAAGACCTCGCCATTCTCGGAAGTGAGGTAGTCGTAAACCATCGTTAGTAGAAGGCGTAGGTAGACTTCGTGTAAACGTAGGTCTGACCCTGAACTTGCAACTTACATTGGATTTTCCGCAAATCTTGGACTGAACCTGTTTCAGGACCAGCGGTAATGATGGCAACACCCTCATGCCGTTCGCCGTCATCCATCGTCACTTGGAAGTAAATTTCCTTGTTGTACTTGTCTTTGTCGCGCAGGATTTCTACCAGCAGCCCACCACCCAAGTCACCGCGCACGATGTTGAAGTCAACACTCATTTCTTGCGAAATGGCAGTGATGACCTTCTCCATCCCGATACCGGATAGCAGGTTGGTGGTATCGACCACCTTGGGAGTCGGACTAGGCACCGGGCTAACAGTACAACCAACGACTGCATAGAGCGCTTTAGTTGAGGCAGAGTTGCCAGCGGTTAGGGCTGATGTAATTGCATTAACCCGTAGCTGTGTGGCACCAGCAGGCGATCGCCCAGTCACAGTTAACGTTTGAGGAATGGTGCTGTTGAATAGCAGCGTATCGCCCACGTCAATCAGTGCGGGTAGAGCAGTGACAGGGATGACCCTAGAACCGATGGTGAGCGTGCCTGGGTTGTAGACAAAGGTTGTGCCGTTGAGGATCGTGAAGTTGGCAGGGTAGATCGTGAGCGATGTAGCAGACGAAGCAGCCGCAGCGGATGTGACGACAACTTGACCGCCGATCGATAGGATTGAGTTAGCAGGAACTGCAGCAGTCAGCGCACCGACCGTTAAAGTCGTAGCACCGATCGCAGCATCAGCAGCCACAATCACGTTGACAGATGATCCACCCGTACCAACAGTGACGGTATAGGTAGCAGGGGTACGCACACCGAGCGGTAGTTCACCAACTCGGAGCGCAATACCCGTAGTGACTTTGGCACCACCGGGATAATTGAGAACAGCAGTAGACATTCAGGAACTCCAGTAAGTAAACAGTCAGCGAGACACCAAAACTTGCTGCCCAGACACGAATTGCCGAACAGTGATTTGGAAGATTGCCTGTGGTGGTAGATCCTCTCTGTATGAAGGGATGGACTCACGACGCACAGGGAACGCCGATCGCATTAGCGCGATCGCGCGGTCAAACTTTTGTAAATTGGCTTCGTAAATTGCGTATTCTGCTGGTGTCTTACCGGGTGAACCATGCAGTACTAAATCCACACGCCATTGATAGGTGTCATTGGTTAATTGTGTGAAATGCCGCTGGACAATGGCATGTACACCTTTACCAACTGGCGTTACTTGGGGAGGCTCCGCACGAACTGCTTGCTTCCCATCGGCAAGGGTGCCTAGTTGGGCAGAGAGCAGCGATCGGAGTTTGGCAACTAAATCAGCAACGACTGGATTGTGAATTTCTACAGCGCTCATGCGTCTCTGACCTCCATTTGCAGGGAGTCACGCAACGCGCCACTGTCAGTTATTTTTTGCCAAGTCGGAACGCCTGGACGGTATTGTTTTGGGTTGTCGCTGGCAATACTCCAATTGTGGTTGTCGATCGTGTCGCTGAATCTGCCTGCCATATCGTGAGCAAAAGCAGCAAAGGCAACGCGAATATCACCTCTATAGTGATCAGCAAATACTTTGGGGCAATTAGTCTCAGAAATTGCTACCGTTGTCCAGGGGCGAGCAACGCCACGACCGCCGATGTAATGCAACCCCATATGCACCTCATCTGCGTATGGGGCGCTCCATTCGTAGGAAGCAACTAAGCTAGGGGCTTCAAAGTCTTCATTCCACTTGAGTTCCATTAGGCAGCCCCCGTTAAAATGAGACTGCCTGATATTTTTTGACCAAACTTCTGAGTGATACCGCTGATTCTTGCTTGAGTTGTTGGGAGAAACACCCACTCGCCTTCGTAGGCTGCCTTGGAAATAGAATCGCTATAGACAGCAAAAGCTTTGAGTTGATTGTTGATACTGGCTGGCAAGAACTTAGGTTTAACAAGCCGTCCTTCTAGCTCTAGCTCCTGCCTGCCTGCGCCAGCGATCGGCGTGTTCGTTGCTTGCTTTGTCGGTCGTCTCACTGATGCCTGAACAACGATCGCCTGAGTATTGGAAACCTCATTGCCCGCACTGTCAAACGCTACGCCACCTGCTAAAGGCACCAAAAAAGTCAAGACCAAATTAGGTCTTTGATAATCAGGTGTAGGAAGTGAAGCTACAGCGGCGTCAAGGGCAGCGTTGACCACAGCAAAAGGCAAACTCTACGCCTTCAATCTGCCCTGCTCATCCCTTGAAACACGGGCTATACTTGGGAATCGGACATCATGTTTGCAAATTGAACACAACCGTGATATGCAAGAAACAGCGTGATCGCAAATTGCCCAATCAATTGGGTGGCAACATTGCCGCATTGCGTCGGTACTGGTGCATCACGCAGTCTGATTTGGCTGATTCAGTTGGACTCAGCAGACAGCAGTTAGGCAGGGTTGAGCGTGGTGAAGCGCAATTGAAAGCTGAGTACTTGCCTAAACTGGCGATCGAGCTTCGGTGCTTACCGGAAGAGTTGACAGATCAGGACTATACGGAGAAAAACTAATGGGTGAGTTTAAGGCTGTCGCTAAAAGATACGGTTCGTTTGAAATACACGAGTACTCATCGATGGATGAAGCTATTAGCGATATAGAAGGAGGCAACGACTTAGGTGAGCATTACGGCATCGGTATCTACAACGAGCAAAGCAATTCAGTTTGGCTCCCAGAAACTACCGCTGTACAGATTGATCATGATGGTCATTCGGGAGTCATAAAGAAAGCACTTAATTTACCCCAGGCTCTAGAGTTTGACTCTATTAGCAAGTTTGGAGAGGCAGGATGAAAGTTGAAATAGTATGTCCTGAAGGTCTTGCCCGTGGTACACGTGTTTTTGTCGATGGCAAAGAGATGACGTGCTTAACAGGGCTAACACTAACAATCGACGTTGATGAAATAGCACGACTAGAGTTAAGAACGATCATGGTAGGGCACGGTGATCAGCCTATGCTTAGAACGCTTGAAAATGGCGATCGAGAAATTAGGAAAGAATGCCTAGTCTTTACTGGCGAATTCGCCAATCTGGAGCGTGAAGAACTATGAAAAACTTATTTCTTTGGTTCAAATACATTGTTGTCAAGCATGAATCTACTTTGAACTTTGGCTGGTTGCGGCAATACGAAGTTGCCGCTACGAGTAATGGCGATGTTTTGGGTTATAGAGGCACAGTTTTAACGTTTCCATCTGGTACGGCTGTTGTTTTGAATGCTACGTCAACAACTTTAACGATCGCTAAATTATGAAGTGGGCGTACCTCAAGAAAAACGCGCTTTACCTCACTGAGTCAGACCTAAATAAACTCGGTGAGGAGCATTGGGAGTTAGTAGGTTTCGATGCCGGCAGCGCTTACTTTAAGCGTCCTCTGTCAGCTTCGCAGCAGTTACCTAAAAAGCCTAAATCAGTGCCACAGCTAGATACGGTATTGACTTATGAGGGAAGGGCGATCGAGATTTTCTCTAAGCCATATTACGAACCTAGTAGCACCATTGAGAAGGTTTATCGCTATCAGGTAGAAGGATTGCCAGAAGGGTTTTGGTTGTCAAGCGTTGAAACGGCAATCGCTGCTGCGAAGAGCGCGATCGATGAATACATTGCATACACAGGGCATACACAGGCGCGATCGATGCTTTACAGCAAACAAATGCGGCAATGGGATTAAGCACTGAGGTTTCTGATGGATAAGAGCGCTATCTATAAAGGCTTTCGGATCTCATATAGCAACGAAAGAGACTTAGCTAACGCAAAGACTGATATTGACCTTTACTTTGAAAACATTGAAGGTGGCTACCCTAGAGTCGCTACAAATCTACTTCGCACTGAAACATACAAAGGCATAGACGTTAGGGTAATGGAAAGGTACAAAGGGCTTAACCCAATCGAATATCAATGCATTTTTTCAGGTGAAAAGCTGCCATTAGCAAAGGCTGGCAATGTAATGTATGTAAGTACTAATAACAATGAAACTGTTGCTATAGAAAACGCTAAGAGCGCGATTGATAAAGCAATGGCAACAGCAACCAAAATTGTAGACAGCAATGATTAGCACAAGACAAGAAGAGTTTATTTTTGCTTGCTTTAAGCACAAGAACTTGACGTGTGGGGAGGTTCAACATGGTTTTGTTAAAGTACAAAGCGGCATGTTTGTTGAGCATGTTTCTACGGGCGTGCAAACAGTTAAGCTTTCATATATTTGCAATAAAGGTGAATCTGTTGCTTTAGAACTACGGCAACAATTAAATGCCTATCTCGAAGTAAGAAACAAAACGGCAGCACAAGAGCTTGAAAACTGGTTCCAACGTTGGGAGTCGCCACAGCGTACCCCAGTCGGGATTTTTGCCATTCCTAGACCCAACGGTGTGATGCCTGTACCGATCGGAGACGACAAACCCCACCTACTACGATTGTCTTGTGATGTCTGGTATGTGCAGGAGCGAAGCCTGTTTGATATATGCAAAGGTGAAATAGTTTGCAGGGTTGTATCTCAATCTATAAGTGCAGGCATTCCAGAAGCAGAGACAATAGAGCTAGATACCGACGAGTACGACTACTGAACCATGAACAATCTCTCTGAGTTAGCAGCCTCTAATCTGGTTGCCACAATGGGGCAAATCGCTGCCTGTATGAACCGCTACACGGAGTCACCAGATTGCCGCAATTTGGAAGATGCTTTGCTATTGTCTGAGACGCTAGGAAACTTGAGTGAAGCGATCGCGCAGCTCAAGGCATCGGGCTTGGTCGAGGAAGAAGCTTTTGCTGTGTGGGTGGCACGAGTGGGTCTGATGGTGAGTGAGGGACAATGAAAGTAGAGTTAAAACCCGGCGTTAGAATATTCGCTAAAGATCTCAAAACTGGTGAAGTAACAGAGATCACTGATTGGTTGTACTTCTTTGAAGAAGAGGGCATTCGAGACTTGAGTGGCGAAGGTCATGGAGCAAGTTATACGTTTTGGATAGAAACGCCAGATGAGGCAAATAAGTGAATAAATTAACGAAAGCTGATATAGCCAAGATTACGCCCGTCCATAAGGCATTGGTCAATAACCTGGTGTTTTGCCTTGCTCCTGGAGATCTTGTGCTGAAACATGACGGACTGACGGCGATCGTCTATATGCCATCATGCAATACTGTGATGCAGTGGGAAGCAGAAGAAGTCAGTGGCGGTGAGGACAAATGTCTGTCTTGGCGCGTTGCAGGAAACTATCAGCCAGATTAAGCCAAAAGAAAAAGCGATCGCAGTAGTCCTAAAACCACACGCGATCGCCCCAATCTACAACAGAGAGCATTAGAACAGTCTAAGCAACAGGCTCAGCAGGCTCAACAGGTGCCACTTCATCAGGTGCAATATTCTTGACACCAGCGATCGCAGCATCAACAGCAGCAATTTCTGCCGATAGGTCAACTTCTACTTCAGCTTCAGCCAAAGCAGCTTTCAATTGCTCGATCGTGGTGATCAAGGTGCCAACCTGAGTACGCTCGTCAGCGATCGTGGTTTGCAGTTCGTTTAGTTTGGTGTTCAGTTCAGCGACAGAAGCCATGATGAATTTCTCCAGATTAGTAAGCGTTTTCAGGATACGAGGCAACAAGGCAAGGTAGCCCAGCGATTGAAATGGATTCATCAGTTTGTCCAGAGTGGACAGTTCTATTTTAGCCGCGACTCTTGACTGCGATTACAATTTGTGTATTGGGATAGATAGGTTCCTTTTTAGTGGCAAAGTCTAAATACACTCCAGACCGAGTGCAAACCATCATCGACGCGATCGCTCAGACTGGGGCAGACCGTGCAGGTTGGCAAGCGGGTAAGATCAGCGAAGATACTTTTTATGACTGGGTAAAGCGATATTCCGAGTTTTCCGAGTCGGTATCTAGGGCTAAGGATGAATACCGTGACACGTGTCCAGGAACGTTGGTAAGGCAAGCTAGAAAGGCGTTTGCCGACTATCTGTTTGGTCGGATGGAACGTGTCACATACACGAAAGAAACGGGCATCAATGCACGCACTGGTGAGCCTTACGAAAAAGAGATCACGCAAAGGGTGCCAGTAGGAGTTCCTAAATGGGCGATCGAACGAGTTTTAGGCAAGCCGTTAGACATTCTAGAAGCGGTTAGCACCCTTTCTGAAGCAGGAGTTTTACCACGCTGGTTAGTGCAGGCTGTAAGCGATGAAGTGGGCAACGCTAGAGAAGGGATTACAGAAGTATTTGCAGGAGTCATCCCCGATCGCGACAATCGACGGGTTAGACCTGGACTCTCTGAAGAAACAGCAGCAGCGATTAGAGCACACCTTTTGGGCATCCAGCCCACCGATGCTACTGCCTTACCAACAACGGTGGATCTCAGACAATAGTCCCATCAAGATAGCGGAGAAATCGCGGCGGATCGGGTTTAGTTGGGCAGATGCAGCAGACTCAGCTTTGGAAGCAGCGCAAGCAGGCGGACAAGACACTTACTACATTGGCTACAATATTGAAATGGCTCAACAGTACATCAAGGATGTAGCGTATTGGGCTAAAGCTTATCAATTAAGCGTTAGTGATTTTGAAGAGTCAGTCATCGAAGAAAACGGAAGAAGTATTTTTACTTACACAATTCACTTTCTGAGTGGCTACAAAGTTTCCGCCTTGTCGTCTAGACCAGCTAACCTGAGATCAAAAAAAGGACGTTTACGTATCGATGAAGCTGCTTTCCACGAAGATTTAAAAGAATTGATCAAAGCAGCTTTAGCGGTTGTGATGTGGGGCGGGTCTGTCGGTATCTGGAGCACTCATGATGGAGAGGATAATCCTTTCAACCAATTGATTAAAGCAGTCAAAGCAGGCGATCTCGATTATGGTTATCATCGTGTTTCGTTAGATGATGCCTTGTCTGAAGGTTTTTACCAGCGTATCTGCTTGACTCAAAATCAGGTATGGACACCAGAAGCTGAATTTGCATGGCGATCGCAGCTATACAAAGACTACGGTGATGCCGCAGACGAGGAGCTAGGCTGCATACCTAAAAAACGGCAAAACGGCGATCCTGTTTACCCCAAATTCGATCGCGCCTTAAACAACTGCACAGATACGGTGCAACTTGGTGATCGCTTACATATTGGCATGGACTTTAACGTCACTAACATGAATGCTGTGGTGCATGTTGTCAGGAATGGGATACCAAGAGCGGTCAGTGTGTTGTCAGGCATTGCAGATACACCTGCCATAATTGCAGCAATCAAAAACCGCTACCCTAACCACACCTCTTTAATTTCTGTTTACCCTGACGCATCAGGGCAAAGCCGTAAATCTACTAATGCATCAACTTCAGACGTGGCATTGCTGCGGCAGGCTGGCTTCACGGTAATAGTTGATGGTTCAAACCCCGCTGTCAAAGATCGCATCAACGCAATGAATACAGCTTTTTGCAATCCATTAGGAGATCGCTGTTATCTGGTAAACGCCAGCGAGTGTACGCCTTACGTAGAAGCGCTAGAAAAGCAGGGTTGGAAAAATGGGGAGCCTGACAAATCACAGGGTTTTGACCACTTACCGGACAGCGCAGGCTACTTCATCTGTAAATTTATGCCGATCTCGGCAGCATCAGAAACCACCTTCGCGGCATCAGTACGATCGCACTCTGCCTCTAGTCGCTTCACTGGCAGGCGTTAGCACAAAAACGGCAACTTAGCATGTGTAGGGCATCATAGAAGAAAGATTGATTGTGAGTTATGCGATCGCCCATCCCTACACCTGGCAGAAATCGGCGTTTAGAAAACCTTTGGCAGACGATCACAGGTTTTGTCCGCTCAATCTTTGGTGGCAGTCAGCGCCCAGTCGCCTTCCAGCAATTTTACGGTTCAGATCAGACATCAACACGGGCACGTAACTACGATTTAGAGATTGGCGAGTATCCGATCAGGGATTACGATCGCGCTGTCGAGTTAATCGAGATGGCGGAATGGTGCCCTGAAGTTGCAGCAGCTACTGACATTCTCAAAGGGGCAGCATTGTCCTCTGAAGATGGGGACGACCAGGGGTTTACCATTGCCACCGAATTGAATGATGGCAGCGCGATCGACAAGCAAGTCTATACCGTTTGCCTCAATACTCTAGAGCGCCTATTCCCGCACTCTACTTCTCAAGTGGTGTTAGAGCGGATGCTGAACTGGGGTGATGCGTTCGCTGAGTTGGCGATCGACCTTTCTAAGAATCAAGTCAATTCTCTAATGTTTCTGCCCACGTGGGAAATGTTCAGGGTAGAAGCACAAGGCGAGTTATTAGGCTTTCAGCAACGACGCAGACTCTATGAAGAGGAACCAGCGAAAGTCTTTGTACCAGGGAAGGTAGTACATTGGCGCTATCGTCGCAAGAACCTATACGGTCGATCGCTGTTCCATGAATCGCCGCAGGACTGGGCACGGCTGAAGCGGGCAACAGATGCACTGGCGATCGCGGCTGACACGGTAGGCTATAACCCAAATCTACACGCAATGCAGGAGGGTACGACCCGCGAACAGTTGCAGGATTATCAACAACGGTTAGAGCAGCGACAAGCGGACGGCATCATTACTGACTATTATTTGATGCCGGGGCAAGACATTAAAAAGCTAAGCAACATAAACCCAGACATTGAGGCTTTAGCGGCTAATGTCTTGCAGTGGCGTAGTCGCATTGTGATGCGATCGCGTGTCCCTCCCTATTTGTTGGGATTGCCCGCGATCGGTGCTCAAGAGATTGCAGGACAGCCTGCATTGGAAAATGCCCGTCATGTGAACGAGATCAGAATGTGTTTGACTGAAGGCGTGATGCAAGTCTTGCACACTGAGCTATATCTGAAGGGGATTAATACTGGGCTGTGGTTGAATAAGCTGAAGCTGGTATTCCCCAAAATCATTACTAATGCGATGGCACCGGGTCAAGGGGCAAGTAGCGAGGGTGATCCCGGTGAGTTGGATGAACCGGGGATTACTGATTTAGATTCAACGCGAGTACCAATTTTTAGCACCAATGGGAGGCACCATTAATGAAACCTACAGAGCGGCAGGTAGTAGTACATACAAAGACTATTGACGGCTATGAGTACATCTCTCATTTTGAGTGGAAGCCTGAAGGTTTCTTTGATCCAACCATTCCTAGATATACGATTTGGGATATATCAGTAAAACCTAAAGATGCTTAACCAATGGACATCATCGCTAAAGACGATGCATTCAAGCCACCATCTGAGACTCTGCCACCTATGAAAGAATTAGAGGCGATCGCTGAAATTGACGATGCAGCAGTGAGTAACGCAATCGACCAGTGGAAAGCTAACCCACCTGATGCAGAGTTCAAGTTGATTCTAGAGGCGACTGACGATGCAGAAACGAATTAAGCTTTTGAACAGCAGCGATCGTGATTTTCATTACGGTGCAGACCGCGATCGGATTGTGCGAATCTTTCAGGAACGAGGCTACAGCATCAGTGCCTACGAAGCGCGATCGCTCTGGGAACAGTTTTCAGAAATGATGGCGGCGGGCTGGATGTCCCCACCTGAAGATGATGAAGAGGTTTTCAACAGTGTCAAAACCTTCTTTGAAGTAGAAGAGGCGACTGATGGCGAGTCGTGAGTTTGCCTACGATGCCTCATCCGGTCGTTACCGTGCCACCAGTGGTGCGGGCAAGGGGCAGTACATCAGCAGTAAGGCTATAACCGCTCTCACTGAGTCCTACATTGACCAGTCAAAAGAGAAGGCGCGATCGCTCACCTCTGATCTGTTAGCGGGAAATCTGCGAGTAGGTGAATGGGAGAAGGCGATCGCGCTTGAATTGAAGTCTGCCCACATCAACGCTTTCACTTTAGGCAGAGGTGGTCAAGCACGGTTAGAAACGGCAAAAGAGCGATCGTATGGGCTGATTGGTGCCGAACTGAAGAAAGAATACGGCTATCTCAGGGGCTTCAGCAAAGATATTTTGGCAGGCTACCTGAGTGAGTTGCAAATACAAAACCGCGTCTCTATGTACCTGGATGCCCTACACGGCAGTTTTGAGCTAGGAAGGTTAGAAGCACATAAAGCAGACGGCTTCATCAGAGAACGGCGCATTAGAGACTCTAGAGAATCGTGTGATGACTGCGTTGGGTACGCCGCTCAAGGGTGGGTAGACATTGGCTCACTACCGAATCCTGGCGACAAGTCGAGTTGCCGATCGATGTGCCGCTGTAGCAAGCAGTTCGACAAAGGCGATAGTGGTCAGGATAGTTTGTTAGCGCGATCGTGGGGATGGACAGGTGCTGCAATCTCTAGACCGCTGAGTATGATGGCTTTAAGTAAGAGTTAGAACAATGCTGCAATTCCCATCGTTTGATAGCGCGATCGCGTCCGTCCCTGGCATGGGGCAACCTGAACCCTGGCAACTAGACCAGATGAACAAATTCAGACCCAAAGGCATGAAGCCCTACACAGCCGATCAGATGGTATCGGTGCCCATGCTGGCATCCCACAACCTGATGAGCTTCAGTAATGGCGTGTGGGATGACCAATCGATTGAAAGCATGGCGGCATTCTTCCCCGGCAAGCCCATGAACCTTAACCACTCGTGGGAGGACGTGCAGCAAAATGTCGGGTTTGTATACTCTGCCTATGCCATCCAGACACCAGACGCACCCGTTAACATTCTGAATGCGGCTGATTATTTTGACATCAACCGAAGCATCGTCGCTAACCACGGCTTTCAATTCTTGCTGACCTATGCTGCGTTCCCTGCTGATAGTCCAGCGGTCAATGCAATCGGCTACGGCATGGCAAAAGATGTAAGTACAGGTGGCATCACTGACAGCACGATGATTTGCCCCTTGTGCGATGGGGAGTTCTTCACTGATGAATGTGACGGGCACATGCCACCCCACCCCATGCTGCTATTCTTTTTGGGCGATGAGGAAGGGATTGATTGGGCACCTTATTACATTCGTGCTGGTTTCCACACCGCTGTAGAGCTGACCCTATGCGTCAGTGGCAATTTACCCGGCGCTGAAGTGCTGACAGAACCTGAAGAAGCAGGTGATCCAGTAGAGGAAGAAGCAGGGCAGGCGATCGGGCTTCAGGTGATTCGTTAGTAATTGATGAAGTAAGCTCGCTCTACGAAGGCGCTGTTGATTGCATTAATCATTCTGCGGTTTGGATGAAGATTGCCAGATTCAATTATTTCTAATTGCGAAAGATCTATATCAATATCTTTAGCAAGATGCTCTTGCGCCATCCCTAACCGCTGACGCATTTCTCGTATTGCCTGACCACCCACACTCTCGCTTAATGTTAATTCTCTATATCTAGTCATCATCCCTCCAAATCTGGTAACGGTTTTTCTACTAACAGTCGGGCATCAATCTTCAAGGCATGGGCGATCGGAAATAAACAGGTGGCAGGCAGAGTGCGTCCACGCTCAATACTGCTAACCCATCGCTGCGATCGACCCAGTACAGATCCAAGCTTTGCTTGAGAAAGTTCTAAAGACAATCTTCTGATTCTGATATTACGAGCAAGGATTCTATCAGGATCGTGCAACACTTTTTAGTCTCAATCCCGCTAACTTAGCCAAATACTGGTTACAACCAATTATACCCGCAGAGATAGAGGGCAGCATGTAATTAAAGTTTCTGAAAACTGCTGCCCAATGCGTACCCGTAAACAATCTGTGTTCGTAAAAGACGAACTGAACCAGGATGCAGCCATGAGCGAGACGGATCGCATTGTGGCTGCTGCTAAAGCTTCAATCGCCTCCAAGTCTGCCAACAGTGGTAAAGGCTTCACCAAAGATTCTACAGCGGCAACTGTCGCGGTGACACCTGAACCAGAAAAAGAGCCAACCGAAGAGCCTGAACCCGTAGCGCCTAAAGTTGAGCCAGTTACAGAAGTAGCTGCTGAATCTGTAGCTGTGACCGCTTCTATTACGGCTGATCAATTGGCTGATGTTGTTAGCAGTGCCGTGCAAGCTGCGATCGCACAGCACAAAACGGAAACTGATAGCGCGATCGCGTCAATCAAAGAACAATCGCAAACACAAATTGACGCTGCCAAAGCCGCTGAACAGGAAGCCAGAGACAAGGCTGAAGCATCTGAAGCGTCACGCCTGAACCTAGTGAAAGCTTTCAACCTTGACAAACTCTCTGGAGAACAAACACCCGTGACCAGCAAAGAGGCAGGGATGCCGATGGTAAACCGTCTCACTTCTACCAAGTCGGACGTGCCGATCGGTTCGGTTAAAGAGTTTCTAGAACTGGCTCAGTCATTGCCTAAAGTCGTTCGCAACTCGCAACGCGCTGGGCAAATGGTTTCTTACGACTGGCGTGAGCTTGACGCTTACACCCGCGACAACAAGAAGCAGATGATCAAGGATATGGAATCCTGGGGTAAGGGCATTGGCTTGTTCCGAGGTTCCAACCAAATTACTACTGATTCGGCGACCATCATCAACAACATCCCCGGCGGTTTCCTGGAAACGTTATCAAGCATGATGCGTTCCAATAACCGCCCTGCCTACGTGTTCTGGCAATTCATTGATTATCAATTCGATTTTGCCGCTCGTATGGGTAGCACAATTGACATCCCTCGCGCTGCTTACATCACCGGACCACAGCAAGCTAGCGATCGTCTACTGTCTGGCGGCGGCGTTTACTACCCAATCGATGCAGCCCGTCAGCCTGTACAAACAGGGATTGTGCCTGTCACGATCAAGGAATGGGGTTTAGGCAAGGATTCGACCGCAGCGCCGATCGGTATACCTACGTTTGTCGAAGCCTATTCAATGATCAACCTGCTCGACATCGTGAATCGCAACCTGATGCACGATTTTTACGCTTGGGAAGATCAAAGCGTGATTGAAGCGTGGGACGATACCAGCCGAGTCGTCTACAACAATGGTGGCGAGGTCACAACGCTAGCATCGGATGTTGTTGCCACTAAAGATGGCACGATGACTGAAGATTACCTGCTGTCAATGTTTGGCTACATGCAAGATTTGCAGATTCCTACTCTGACCGATGGTTGCTATATCGGCTGGCTCAATTCTCGCTCTGTCACTCAGCTTAAAAAGTCTTTCCAAACCGTCTGGCAAGCCTCCACGCCTGAAGAATTAAGCGATCTGACCAACATCCTTAATCCTGGCGTCTTGAATGACACAGGCAAGATCAACGGCTATGTTGGCAACTACGGCGGCTTCCACCTGTTTACTTCAAACAACTGGGGGAATGTTTCTGGTCGTGGTTTGCAAACAGAGACGATCGGCGTGACAGCTGGCACCGAAACCCGCAAAAATTACTTTGCAGGGGTGAACACGATCGCTAAAGGCGTAGGGATGCCAGTAGAAATTCGTCAGGACAGCTTGACTAACTTCGATCGTATACATAGTTTTACGTGGCTAGAACACTCATCGGGGTGTATCGGCATCGATGTTGACGGCGCAGGTGATACGTCGCTCGTGCCCCAGCAATTACGTGTGATTGAATCGCGCAACACGACAATCAAGCAATAGATCAGCACTGAGGAATATTCACCATGCCTGATCTAACTGCCCGCGCCAATGAAATCAGATCGCTGCATTGGAAGCGCCAAAAGCAAATGGCTGACGCGCTTGGCTTAGTTAAACCTGACTCTGTGAGTTGGGATGAGCTTGCCGAAACGATCGCAGAAGCTGAAGCGACCAACCCTGACGCAGCGGCGATCGAATCACAATTACCTGCCGAAAATTCTGAAGACGATCCGGCAGTGATGCCAGGTGCTGTCACAGAACTTGGAGAGGATGTATTAATTGCGCCTCTCGCGCTGAGTTTTGCGCTGCGTGGCAACGTTTGCCCTGCCTGCAATGAAAAGCTACGCTCCGACAATAACGGGGTTTTCTGCCCTGTCTTTAATGCTGATTGCCCACGTAACCGAAAGGTAAGCTAAATGGCTGTTTCTATCCCTGTTAAAGCCACCCGACTGCATCAAGACGACCTAGGTGGCTTGGTCAAAGTGCAATACGATTTTGCTGTCCACGGTGGCGCGATCGGTGCTATCGCCATCCCGCTGCTGCTGCCAAATAAAGCTGTCATCTTTGACGGTTTTATGGATGTTGTCACTGCTCCAACGTCATCAGGCTCTGCCACGATCGCAGCTGGCTTCAATACAACTACCGACATTAAAGCAGCTACGGCGATCGCCTCTTACACAGGCATTGTTGCGGTTGTTCCTGTTGGCACGGCTGCGGCTGCTCTGAAATTAACCGCAGATCGACAGTTGACGCTCACTGTTGCAGTGGCAGCTTTGACTGCTGGCAAGATTAACTTCTTCTTCAAGTATTTCATCAGCGAATAGCGATGACCGCAATCTTCACTGAAGACGACAAGGATATTTACGCGCCTTCTGTGACTTTGACTGATGATGCTTTGACAGGTGCGATCTCGTTCTTACAAGCATTAGTTGAAGGAACAGAAGGCGCTAATCGTCCATTGGCGCTCACTCAGTTTGAAGAGATCTTAGAAGTCAATCGCAACCTACAAACAGTCAGACTGTCTTATTTGCCGATCGCTGTCAGCCCAGTCATAGCCTTGCAATACCGCTCTGGCAACTATCTTAACCACCACTATCGCCCGGTAGGAACAAGCGCTTGGCAGTCAATGACAGGCAATAACTACATCCTGGATCGATCGACTGGACAAATCAACCTGAACGCTGAATGGTTGGATTCTTGGGGTCGGCGTGGTGCATCGCCTGCTACCGAAGTGACAGCAGTCTATACGGCGGGCTATGACTTCACAACCGACTCTTATGATGTGCAGCAGATTAAAGCTCTATTTGGGCAATTGCTAACTTACCAGCAAAGTGCTCGATTCTTTGGCTTTGAATCTGTAGACGTTGATCAGGAAGTGGCTGTAAAGATGGCACCGACCGCAACAGTGCCAGTAATCGCTCAAATCCCTAAATCATTACTGCTGCCTTTTAAGAAATACCGACCTAGAGGCACTTAATTTGAAACCCGATCGCGCCTCCCTGTCTCCGCCTTCCTCACCTAACCATGACCACACTGATGAAAAGTAAGAGCAAAGGCAAGGGCGATCGGGCTGTGGTTGTGCTCTGCACAGTTGACTGGAGGTTTTAGGCGATGGCGCTACAACTTGCTGCTAATGGCTTTGATATTGAGACACTAACAGGTGACGCGGGTACTTATACATGGGCTGATGTTGTCGCACTTGGAAGCACGAATCTAACTAGCAATACCGATACCAATGGAGTAACCTACTACCGTTGGAAAGGAACGATCACGGTCGGCTCTACAGCCACACTCAATATCCTGGGTATCAACCTTGAATTGTTAGGTGTTTCAACTTCTCAGCCAGGATGCATTCGAGCGACAGGCAGTGGTACAGTGAATTTTGGGGAGTCTGTCACAGTTGGCAGCAACATAGTCTATAAAAACGGTTGTCAACTAACAATTTCTCGTCTTTTTTATAACAGTGCCAACAACGGGGTGCTTTACGCGGCGTTGAGCTACGACACTTCCAGCCGTAGCTCAACTGGGGCAAAAATTAACCTTTACGCCACGCAAATTAGAGCGCGTCCTGATTTAGTAGCAGCAGGTATAAAACGCTTAGACCTATTTGTATCGAGGATTATAAATACGACAATTGAAAGTGTTGATCCGGCAATCTTGACAGGTGCAGCCGACGCAAAAGGAACGTTTGCCTACTTGCAACCCTCTGGCACAATGGCAGATTCAACCATAATTTATGCTGCTACAGAGTTTGTCACTACTGCCACGCTAAGCGGTGTAAACCGCATCTATCAGCCGTATACAGGGATTGTTGCTTTTAGCGCACTTGATATTACAGCCGCAATTATTGACTCTACTTACGATTACTTTAGTGCCAAAAATTCGGGTATAAAAGTTGTTAACTCCCCGCTAGTAGACCTCACAAAAGGTTTGATTTATTGGGTCAACGCTGCAACCGTTGAAGCCACAAAAATTTATACGCATGACCTTAAAATTACAGACGGCGGTGGCAATGTCAACAACGCTTTTGTAGTGTATACAGGCTATTCCAACCTGAACAATACGAGTGCCCCAGATGGCTCTGTAGGTCGATTTCGTCTTGTCTCCGAGCGCACTAATCTCGGTAGTGGTTATTATACAGGTGGAGGGGATTACCTCAGCTTCTTCCCAACTCCGATTCCAACCGTTTCTACCTCTAGTTACACGCGGCAAATTCGCAGCTATTTGCATCAAGAGGAAGCAGAAACACTTACTATTGATTCTCAAATTGGATCGACAACATTACCTTCTACGATCAAACTTGCTGTTGATGCAGGTATCACGCAAACCAACACCACAACAGTTGGAGCTTATACGGGAATTACAAACGCTTCCGCCTTAATAACTCTTTCTGGCAGCCTGTCTCTAGCTCAAGTTTACGATTCACGCAAATTGTACTGGCGTAACACAGACAGCATCACAGCACCTTTTCGCAGTGGGCAGTTAGCTGATTTTGGGAACACTAATTTGACAATCGCCTCTGGTGGCGTTCTCAATGCTTCTACCGCTAAATTTTCAGATGGCTTCAAATCAAACGGCACAATCACGCTACTTTCTCCCTCCAGTCTCACAACCACATTTCAAACGGATAGCGGCACAGTAGCGCTTCAAGCGGGCGGAGACTATCGACCAATTGCAGCAACAGTTGGAGCGACAGCCACAATCACGGTAGCGGCTGACACCGACATCTCAACTTGGGAGCTAGCGGCAGGCGCTACAATCAATCGTTCCGGTACTGGCACTCGTTTGGTCACGGTTAAAACATTAACTGGCATCGCAGCGGGTACTGACGTAACGCTACAAACGCCTGTGACAACAATCACTATCTCAGGTATTCCAACAGGTGCTAATGCTATTTTAGGTGTCATTGATCTAACGACAATGGCTCAGACGTTCCCCACGATCACAGGGGGCACTGCAACAATCCCTGTTAATCCAGCACGTAGTTATTTTATCGCTTGCGATGCTAGAGGCTATCTCAGAGAAACGGTAACGCTAGCTGGTAACGTGCCTAGCTACACATTTAACCTAACTAACTTCAGGTCACTCTACGATGCTGGTGTTAGCCGCTCAAGTGATATTAGTTTCAATACAAGCACGTTTGAGGTGATGATTGGTAGTGGCACGGCTAATCTGTCATTGGCTGATGTTTTCCATACAATCGAGGATTACCTAGCAACTCCTGAAGCTGTCTTTTTTAGTACTCCTCCCTATCCACAAATCGTTTCTACTGGATCTGGTACTGCAAGACAATATTTAATTTTCCCATATGATGCTGTTGCAGGAACACCAAACCCAGTACGCATTAAACCCAAAACAACAAACACATCAGATCCAACGCTGACCGACTTTGTGATTGTTCATGAAGGTTCGACAGCACCACTATTTACTATTTTCGATTTTACTGGTGCTAGTGGTAGAACGATTCGCTTTCAAACCGAAGCAGTAGCAGCGAGTGTAACAGTGAGTGGTAGTGGCGCTTTAACAACTGAGCAGTCAGCTCAGTTAACGGCTCTCAGCGCTACGCTATCAGATTCAGGCGTATTCAGTACAGGCGCTTTAGTCAACACAAAAGGCGTAATTGGGCTTGCTACTGCAAACTTGGACACACAGCTAACAGGAATCAATACAAATATCGATCAAATTCCGTTAACAGATTATAGCGAGGATATTACAACTATCAAGGACAAAGTTAATCCGTTAACCTATACAGTCACAAATCAAGTTGATTCCAATCCAATCAATCGTACCGGCTTCAATCTTTCTAGTGCTGGAATACAAGCCATCTGGAACGCCCTGGTATCTAGTTTCACTGCTGATGGTACTATCGGCAAATACATTGTCGATTATTTAGACGGTATTGTCGGTTTAGCAGCAGGTAGCAACTTAATCGTCACAGCGATTCAAGAAAGAACAAATCAATTGTCTTTCACAGATGGTAAAGTTGATGCTCAAATTAACAATTTGCCTGCCATTCCAAACAATTGGATTACCGCAGCAGGCATCGCCACTGACGCTATTGATGCTGATGCTTTAGCTACAAGTGCTGTCACTGAGATTCAATCAGGGCTATCGACCTACAGCGGTGGCGATACAGCAGGTACTACAACGCTACTCAGTCGCCTCTCGGTGGCAAGGTCGGGATACCTAGACAACCTAACTAACCTTGATGCGTCAGTGTCAGCGCGTCCAACGCTAACGCAGATAGAAGACTCTACAGTACTGTTCAAAACCTCTCAATATACCGCACCCGCGAATAGTGTTATTTTGAGCGCGATCGGCAATATCCCCACTGTTGTTTACACGTCTACGCTAAGCAGCATCTTGTCGAGCGTGAACGGTATCCCCAACACTCCATTGCTGGTTGGTGATAGCCGCTTGAATTTCCTGGATGCGTCGATCGCAGCTATCCCCACGACAAAAACGGGCTACTCGCTAACAGGTGGCGAAAGAACAGCGATCGCTACAGCCGTTGAAACACAACTGACGAGCGAATTTGAAGCACTCCCCACCGCCACAGAAATCAGAGAAGAGATGGACGCGAATAGCAAACTGGTAGCGATCGACACTAACGCCCAGATTGCAAGACAGGGAGTCACCAACCGTTACAAAATCGATGAGGATGCCAATACAGGCACACTGTACGCTGATGATGGCACTACACCGATTGCAGTGCAAAACCTGCTAGACAAAGATGGTAATCCTGCCAGTACGCAAACTTACGAGAGGGTACCGCAATAGTGTTGTTCCCTTCAGGCGTGAACCCAGACAGCACAAATCCGGGCTTCCCGTTGGGCATCGACCCAGCAACACTGCTCGTCCTAATCCTGATTACTTGCCTCACATTCACCCCGGCACCAGCATCTATTGTCACCTTCACTTTTATCAGTCCTTCAGCAACACTCGCATGGTTCTCAGTGCTGAGCGACCTTACCTTTACCGATCGCCCTACCGTTGAGGTCGTCTTCAATGCCAATCACACAGCTTGCCCTTAAACCAGATTTGACGATCGGGAATGACCCGGCAGTCTACGCCTTTGACTTGGTGATCAATGGAGAAGTCGTCGCCACAGCGCAGCCAACCACCGTGATTAAAGTGGGCGTAAAGGCGATCGGACAAACCGCCCTACTGGTTCCTGCTACTACAGCTACGCTGACTCCTGGCAACCCTACGATCGGCAAATGGACGGTCAGTTTTAGCAACACCACTACGCTGCTGCAAGACCCTGCCAACCTTGGTAGCGCCATGCTCAAAGAATTGCTGAAATATCCAGACGATCGCGCGGACGATGTGACTGGGCTGCCCACTGGCTTTTGTAAGGCTTTAGTGGAACTTCAGATTGGTGCACCCTATAACAAACGCACGGAGCAGGCGTTAATTTATATCGGCAAGGGGTTGATCGCTTAAACCATGCCTGAACTAACTTGGCTTGAAAGCCGCGAGACTCTACTCAAATACGCTATGGTGCAAGCGCTTAACACAATGCCCTGGTGGATGCCTGCAAGCTGGGCGATCGCGCTGGCTGAGCGTAGGGCTAAGGCAGTGTGCGATCGGCTTGCCCAATGAACCGCTTGATCCTTCCCACGCTCCAAGGCGACCAACAGCGGCAAGTGCTGAACGAATTGGCATCAGCAGACCGTATTAATAACGTCGATCGCCTGAACATTTACCGTCTTTTCGGGTTAGGTGCTGGCGATAAAGTATCGATCGCCTCACTCTGTTTCTTTACTCATCTGGACCTGAGCGCTGTCACTCTAGGCAGCGAAGTCTATATCAACCACGCCGTTTACTTTGACAACGGGGCAAGCATTACGGTGGGCGATCGCGTAGACATCGGCGATCATTGCCGTTTGCTCACTGGTACCCATGCGATCGGTTCTGCCCATGAACGCGCTGGGTATGGCTGTGTACGCAAACCCATCAGTATCGGCGCTGGCTCGTGGCTAGGATCTGGAGTGACGGTGTTGCCAGGGGTAGAGATCGGGCTTGGATGCGTGATTGGTGCCGGGGCTGTGGTCAACCGCGATTGTGAGGATGGGTGGCTCTATGCTGGGGTGCCTGCCAGGAAGGTGCGGCTGTTGCCAACACTCTAGAATGCCGCGACTTGGCAACAGCCGATCGCTTCAGGGCACAAATTTGACGTTGTACCGCTCACAGCAATCAATAAATTCAGCCTCGGTTTCAGCCCATATGTAGCCGATACCTCTCGCTGAAACCTGATAATTATTTGGGGCGTACAAAGTGTGCGCGACATCACGAGCAATCAAAGAGCCGTCTCTGAGTTGGTTGAAATCAATCAAACAGATGAGCGATCGTACCTGCATCTGCTCTACAAAATAAGCATAATCGTTTGAGAAATTCGACTCGTCTACAGCCCTTATGGTTGTCAT